TTTACGATTGCTGATGATGTGGTAGTAAATGGAGCCGAGTTGAAAGATGGCCTATTGAAGGTATCATTGGAAAAGATTGTTCCAGAGGCCAAAAAGCCAAGAACAGTCGAAATTAAGTAACTCACTTAATTTGGTAGATAGGGCTAGTCTTTTTTGGATTAAGCCCTATCTTTTTACTTGACATTCAGTCTAGTATCAGCTATAATAGTAATACATTTAAGAGGCAAATATGACTGATACACAAATCAAAGAAAAACCAACAACCAAATCACATCAGGAAGTAAAAGAGCCTGGTTTGTATAAAGTAATTTACATCAATGACGAGCTTACTACTATGGAGTTTGTTATTGAAACTTTACTAGATATTTTTGACTATAATCCAACCTCGGCAGAAGAAATTACAGTAAAAATTCATGATGACGGTTCAGCCGTTGTAGCTCTATTGCCTTTTGAGTTAGCAGAACAGAAAGGTATTGAAGTAACTGTACTTGCTAGGGGAAGAGGATTTCCTTTACAAGTAAAAGTAGAAAGGGAGTAGTAAGTGGCTATACACAGCATGATAGATTTAGAAACATTAGGCACACAGCCTGATAGTGTTATCATATCATTAGGTGTTATTAAGTTCGATCCTTTTTCTGACAACGAACCTTATGACGGACAATATTTAAAATTAGACATTGACGAACAAAATACTTTAGGTAGAAAAGTAGATGAAGATACTTTGGCTTGGTGGTCAAAGCAAGATCCTAAAGTAAGAGATGAAGCATTAACAGATGATGGTAGAACATCATTAACAGAAGCATTACAAATTATTAATAAAAGTTTAGTAGGTGTAGATTATATATGGGCTCAAGGTCCTTGCTTTGATATTGTTATGCTTGAACATTTATACAGACAAAAGGAAACACCTTTACCATGGAACTTTTGGCAAATCAGAGATTCAAGAACTTTGTTTAGTTTAATGCCAGTTGATCCACGTAAAGCAATACAACAAGATTTACATAATGCTTTGGCTGATTGTTATTATCAGGCAAAATGTGTCCAACAGAGTATGAAACATTTAGGAGTTAAAAAGTAATGGAAGGAATCATATGGCATTTATTACTAACAGTTTGTGCCGGCAGTACTTGCCTATCACAAGACATACAACACTTTGAAGATAGAACAGCTTGTGAAACAATGTTAGTAAGGTTTCAAGATATACCACCTGATGGAGATTGGGATAGTGTAGAATATATTTGTAAACCAAAGGATAGTTATTCAGTATGAAAGTAGGATTTACTTGTTCAACATTTGACTTACTTCATGCTGGTCATATACAAATGTTGAGAGAAGCAAAAGAACAATGTGATTATTTGATTTGTGGTTTACAAACAAATCCACAATTAGACAGACCAGAAAAAAATAGTCCAATACAATCGTTAGTAGAAAGGTATACACAATTAAAAGCAGTAAGTTATGTTAATGAAATTATACCTTATCAAACAGAGCAAGACTTAGAAGATATTTTATCAATGTACCATATTGATATTAGAATTTTAGGTGTTGAATATAAAGACAAAGACTTTACAGGAGAAAGTGTTTGTCAAAAAAGAGGAATTGAATTATACTTTAATAAAAGAGATCACAGGTTTAGTTCCAGTGATCTAAGAAGAAGGGTGTGTAATGAGAATTGAACCAGATATTAAACTAGATTATTCAGATGTATTAATGAGACCTAAACGTAGTACATTGGGTTCTAGAAAAGCAGTAGATTTACAACGTAGATTTACATACCATAATTACAAGCCGGGTGAACCAGGAAAAAGCAGACGTGAAGAACACGGAGACTTTTTAGGTATTCCATTAATGGCAAGTAATATGGATGGTGTTGGTACATTTGAAATGGCTGACACTTTAGCAAAGCAACGTATTTTTACTTGCTTGGTTAAAACTTATAGTGTTAATGAACTTGTAAGTTATTTTGATGTTGATACAAACGATCGTAAAAATAACGTAGCAATGAGTATTGGAATTTTAGATCACGATCATCAAAAGTTTCGTGATGTATACGAGCAAACAGGAAACAAGTTAAAATATGTTTGTATCGATGTAGCAAATGGATATAGTGAAAGATTTTTACAATTTATTAATACGTTTAGATCAAACTATCCAGAGATTGTTATTATTGCTGGTAATGTAGTAACATCAGATCAGACACAGGAGTTAATTTTAAATGGAGCAGATATCGTTAAGGTTGGGATTGGACCTGGCTCGGTTTGTACAACAAGACTTAAAACTGGAGTTGGATATCCACAGTTATCAGCAGTTATTGAATGTGCAGATGCCGCCCACGGCTTGGGTGGTCATATTATTGCTGACGGTGGGTGTACTTGCCCTGGAGACGTAGCAAAAGCATTTGCCGGAGGTGCTGATTTTGTAATGCTTGGTGGAATGTTAGCAGGACACAATGAAGGTGGTGGCGAAGTTATTGTTAAAAAATATGTTACTAACGAAATGTCAAACGGTACTAACAGACGAATAGAAGAAAAACAGTTTGTACAGTTTTATGGTATGAGTTCAAAAACAGCAAATGAAAAGCATTTTGACGGATTAAAAGACTATCGTTCAAGTGAAGGTCGTACAGCATTAGTTCCATACAGAGGAGAAGTTAATAATACTATCCAAGATATTTTAGGTGGTGTAAGAAGTGCTTGTACCTACGTAGGTGCTAATAAATTAAAAAGGTTATCAAAGTGTGCTACATTTATTCAAGTGTCAAATCAGTTAAACACAATTTACGAAAGCTCAACAACAGGTGAATAATGTTTCCATATATAGGTGGTAAAAAACAACACAGCAAATGGATAGATCCATTCTTTCCTGAAAACACTACAAAGTATATAGAAGTGTTTGGTGGTGCTATGTGGATGTACTGGATGAGCGGAAAGCTACCTGCTACTGTTAATGTTTATAATGACTTTAATAGACATTTAGCAAACGTGTTCTTATGTAGCAGTACAGATCCTGCTAAAATGGAACAAACTTGTTTAAGCTATTATAAAGACATAGGCGATGGAGATAAGTTTATAGAATACAGAGATGAAGTATTTGCTATCTATAATCAAAAATTTCCTATACCAGATTACGATTTAGCCGCGAAGTATATGTTATTACAGATGCAGATATTCAGTGGCGGTAATGGTTTAACAAAAACAACAAAGATGTATCACAACGAAAACTATAAACCGAAGTTCAAGACTTTTACAGAAAAGTTTCAACAAGTTAAATACTTGGACAAGTTAAGTCACTTAACAGTTGAGAATATGGATTGTAGAGATTTAATTAGAAAGTATGATCATGCTGACACATTTTTCTATATTGATCCGCCTTATTTTAAACTTGAAAGTTATTATACAGAAGATGAATTTGGTAAACTTGATCATATAGAATTATTAGAAATGTTAAAACATACTAAAGGCAAATGGGCATTAAGCTATTATCATTTTCCTGAATTAGAAACTATGTTACCTAGAAACAAATACTATTGGCATGAAGAAGTTACATATACTAATAACGGACTTAAGAAACAAGAAGGAGCAGTTCGTAAAGATGGTAAAATGGGTACAGGTATAAGACCTGAACGTACTGAACTATTAATAATGAATTACAATCCAGAAGATGTTGTAGAACCAATGAATAACTTTAACGAACTGTTCGAGGAAGGAGCATAATGATATTCAAATCTTCCCAAGACACATACGATTTTACCAGCCTAAAAGATGTAAGCAAAATTGCTATTAAAGTATCCGGTGGCCTTGATAGTGCTGGAGTATCTTATATGATATTTAAAACTATACACGAACAAAACCTAGATGTAGAAGTTGTTATTGTAACAACAGATTATGATACTAAAGCATATCAGGTAGAGTTTGCTACAAAAGTTATTAAATGGTTACAAAAAGAATTTCCTAGTGTAAAAGTAATAGACCATATAACAAATATGAGATCAGGTGATATGGATTATTCAGATACACAAGATCTTATTTTAGATCAAGCATATAATAATACTTGTAATGATGAACCAGGCCACACAGGTGTACAACGACATTATATGGGTTTAACACAAAACCCACCTAAAGAGGTACACGAACAATTTGACGAAGATGGAACAGATCCATTGTTGTATGAGAGGCATGGTGTATTTGATCAATTTAATAACGACGGGTGCCATCCGGGTTATAGACCTTTTATTAATACAGATAAAAAAGGTGTAGCAGAAATCTATAATCAATTTAGTCTAATGGAACCTGGCAGTTTGTTTGATCAGACAAGAAGCTGTGAAGCATATACAACCGACTTTAGTCACCATTGTGGAGAATGTTGGTTTTGTAAAGAACGTGAGTGGGGCTTTGGCAGGACTGATTAAATGGAAGAGAACTTAATTATTGTAGGTCCGAAGTGGGACCGAAGAGTAATAGATTTAGTTGTACCTAAACATATAGATGAAATAGCAGTATTTGTATCCGGTGGAATGGATAGTGCTATTTTATTTTATGCTTTATCTGTAATGAATCCAGCTATAAGCATTAAGACATTTTGTGTTCCTAGATCGGCAGATGATGCCAAAACTCATTCTCATAATGTACACGACACAGTTTATAGAATGTTAAAACGCCCAGGTTCTGCTCCAGAGCTTATTGGAACAGCAGATGAGAAAAACAGTTTAAAACCCACACAAGAATTAGTAGAATCAAACAGATTTAAATTAATATATGATGGAGTTAATCATCAAATACCATTAGGATTTGATTTCCCTGAGTTTGCTGGATTTAATGATCAGCATAGCAGAGGAGAAAGGCCGTGGAGAGTTATTAGTGATGTTGTGAGAACACCATTTCTACCTCTTTACAAATACCATATAATAGACTTATTTTATAAGCTACAAGCAGAGGAACTAATAAAACCAACTCACAGTTGTACAGCAAATACCGTAGGAAGGTGTAATAAATGTATGTGGTGTAAAGAACGTGAGTGGGGATTCAACCAGCTAGGGCTAACAGACCCTGGCGAGTGCTAATACATTTAGATAAATATTCTATATACATAAGGCGTTTAAACAATGAGAGCAAAAGAATTTTTATCTGAAGGTATATTATCAAAGGTTGGCGATTTCTTTCGTAAGATTTATGGAAGAATTGTTAGTGCTGTATCTAATGCTATTAATAGTCTAGGATTTGGTGAGGAAACTAGTTTTAAGATACCAAGAGTGATAAAAGAAGAAATTAATCCAAAAGGCTTAACAGGAATGATAGGCTATTTTAACGAACACGCTGTAGCCTATAAATTAGGCGTAGCTTTACAAGAAGCTGGCGTTGATGTTACTAGTCCAGGTCCTGGATTAAAAGCTACATATGAAGGATATAGACAATATATCTTAGACCATACAGAAAATTTCAAAGAAGGTGAAGCTCAAGTAAAAAGCGAAATTCAAAGAGCTGAAGAAGGCTCAGAAGCTACAGCAAAATTATTATATAAAGAATTATCAGAAGCAAACGACCTAGCATTTATTGATGTATCTATTAAGCATGATGGTGTAGAAGCTATGGGCTCTGGTAAAGAAGATATTACAGTTACAATTAAAAAGAAAAGCACAGAAGAAGTTGTTGATACAATTAAAGCTAGTTTGAAACTATACAATTCTGCTAGTGGTGTTAATGTTTATAATGCCACGTTTGCTTCATGGATTAATAGAGTACTAATAGGTAATGATAATCCACCTGTAGGTAAAAATGCTATAGCAAGTTTCTTAGATGCTTTAGAACAAAGTAAAGCAGACGAGTATAAAGAAAAGATTGAAAATGTTTTAAGCATTACTGATAACTGGAGAAAGATTAAAAAGAATCCAGATGAGTTTAGTGACCAGCCATGGTACAAAGAAGGTGGCTCTGGTAGAGAAAATGCCAATGCTTATATTACAGCTAATAAAGGCTACCAAAGTATGAGAACTTTACTATTTGATGATATGTGGAGTTATTTTTATACAGAAAAGAATAAGAAAAGAATCAATGAAAGAATGCTAAACTTACTAGGACTTGATGGAGCAGATGATGTTTATCTTGCTGTAGGTAAAGTTGGCAAAGCAAAGAAAACAGTTAGCAGTAGAACAAGTCCTAAATTTAAAGAACTATACGACACATTAAAATCAGACTGGGAATTTGAATGGAAGTTTCCTAATAAAGAAGAAACTGTTTCTTGTTTATTGGTTATTAAAGATAGCTCAGGAAAAGAGTTTGTCAAATTTACAGTTCCGTTTAAAGAAGGCGGAACATTCACTCACCAGTTCTCAATGACATCACTTTTAGATTAAGCAAAAAAGCATAACAGCTTTGTTTCTATAACAGAGCTATTTCTATTCTACAATTATAAATAAAGGTGGATAAAGATACAACAAATATTCATTTTGTTTTTGTCCAAAGAGCGTCCTCGGCTCAGAAAAAAAGAGTGACTCTAGGAAAGACTAGGGCGGTGGCTACGCCTTACAACAGACTGACAGCGGAAAAGACCGCGGTATTGCTTTCCTTAAGCATCGAGTAAAATTTATATATACGGAGAAAACAAAATGGTTCAACGACTATTCACTAACCTTGCGGCGTTTTTGATACGCCCTAATATCAAAGAAATCAACAAAGAATACCTTGACTATGCTAAAACTGAATACAGAAATGATTGGCAATATGCTTATCAATATATGTTAGATAATGAAGGCAAAGGTCCTAAAGATAAGAGGTATATTAGATAATGACTACAATAACAATGGCGTATTGTTCTTTATGTGAATCACTAAGAAAATTTGGCAAATCAGTAATAGAAACATCAGAAACTATTGGTAGAGCTAGAGCATCTGCTGAATTGGCAAGAATGGGTTACCATAAACAAGCTAAAGCATTAATGGTACAAAAATAATGTGGCCTTATACAGATGAAGAGAATGATTTTGTAAGTGGCAGATAACTGCCTCTTACACCATTCCCCTATCTAACATTATTAGATAAACTATACCACCTACTACTGCCACACATAAAAGACAGGCAAGTACAACAGCAATAACCTCAAAGAACTTTCTTTGGCGTTCTTTTTGATTGTATATTGCATCTTGCCTTTTCTTTCTTATATCTGCTTCTGTTTTTAAAAGATCATTCCAGGCACTAGGTCCTCGAGAAAATGAAATAATATCTCGAAGTTGAGCTCTCATATCTTCAGCTTTCTTTTTAGCCATAAAGGCCGCTAATGCTTCTTCTTCTACTGAACCTGCTTTAAATAACTTTTTAAATAGTGGAGGATTTTTAGAATATTCTTCTGCTTTTTTAATGTCTGAAACAGCACCCATCCAGCGACCTAAGTCGCCTGCCATACCTTCAATATCTCTACCTGCTTGAAAACCTTGTTTAATCGTATTGAAGGCCGCGGTTGCTGTCGCTACTGCCGTAATTGGATCCAAAACATTTCCCCTCTCGTCTTGTCAGTAGTATTTATAAATACAGTAGCATAAGAAGGATTAACACCAAAAATGACAGACCGAAAAAGTTTTATGACGGCTGATCACATCACAGAGCAGGAATTTATATGGAAGTCATTAGACGACCTTCAGTTTTCAATTCCAGATGATGATTTCTTCACACCAGATCCGAGTGAACCGTTACCAGACTATCTTAAGAACTTAGAAAAGAAGAATATACAAAGAGCCCTTCAAAACAACCATAATGTAATAGCGAAGGCGGCCAGGGATTTAGGAATATCAAGGGAACGATTACACCATAGAATAAAATCGCTTGACATCGACTTAAATACTCTCTGATCCGTAAAGATTTTTACGGAAATGGCATAAATATTTGCTGAGGAGTCAATATGAAAATATTCTGGATTTTAATGGCAATAGTATCTAATGTGGATAATACCACATACGAGGTCTATGAGTTTAAAAATATAAGTTTTGAGAACGAAATACAATGTATCCAGTTCGCTCAGCAAAATTACACACCTATAAACATCCACGTAAACAATTTCTACAAAACCGAAGGCGTATTGTATGACTTTGCTTGTGTATCTAACGAAGAATATAAGGTCTTATTAGACACCTCGACTGAGAATTAAATAGTACGGGGAGTTGTTTTATGACGAGATACATAATAATCGCCGCGGTCTTAGTGATCACCGTGGGTTTCAACACGAGCCTAAGAGCTCAACAGTTGGAGTTTGGGTTTAAAAACCCTTCCTTTCATTCTGGAAACGGTTATTCATCTCACGTTTTATCAGTAGAACAGCTTCGCTTCACACGTCAAAAAGAAGTAAAAGACAAAGCAGAAGCAGAAGCCAAAGAAGCTGAAAGACAAGCCACTCAAAATACTGTTAAGAAATTTTTAGTCAACGTAGAAAGTCGTATCTATGCTCAATTATCCAAACAGTTAGTTGATAATATGTTTGGAGAAGGTAGTGCTACAAGTGGTACTGCCGAAATAGAAGACAACATCATTTACTGGGAAAAAGTTGGAGATAACATTAACATTAGGATTACAGAGTCCGATGGAACTGTTACAACAATGTCAGTACCTGTAGGAGATTTTGCATTCTAATGAACAAGATATTTTCAATAATCCTAGTTGCTATGTTCTTGGTAGGCTGTACAGCGACAGTTAGTAATAATACTTACAAAAAGCATTATTCTGACGCTGGTGTACAAAATGCCTCACAAGATGTCAAGAACTTTCCAAAGCTAGATGGTCCACTGATTACTGTAGCAGTATATCAGTTTAGTGACTTAACTGGCCAAAGAAAGCCTGGACAAATAGCACATTTAAGCTCAGCAGTTACCCAAGGTGCTGGTGCTTATCTAATAGAAACTCTTAAAGAAGTAGGAGATAGTAGTTGGTTCCAAGTTGTTGAACGAACTGGTATTGATCACCTTATAAAAGAAAGACAAATTATAAGACAAACAAGAGAGCTTAATAAAGACCAAGATGTCCTACAACCTCTATTGTTTGCTGGAGTTTTAATAGAAGGAGCCATAGTTGGATACGACAGCAACCTTGAATCAGGCGGGTACGGAGCTCGAGTGCTAGGCATTGGAGCAAATACTCAATACACAAGAGATACAGTAACGGTCAGTATTAGATTAGTATCTGTATCAAGCGGAGAAGTTTTATTAACATCTACTACAACAAAAACAATCATAAGTGTAAAAACACAAGGTGATGTTTTCCGTTGGATGGATGCTGGAACAGAACCACTTGAAGCAGAAATAGGAACGGCACTTAACGAACCAGTAAATGTAGCTACAAGACTTGCTATTGAATTAGCAGTCTGTAACTTGATTGAAAAAGGTAAACAAAAAAATCTTTGGGCTTATAAGAAAGTAAACGAAGTGAAAGAATCTAAACAAGAAATAAAGACAGAACTAAAAGAAGAAAAAGTCATTGTTGATAGTTGGGTTCCAGACACTTTTAATAGATAAGGAAAAGGATATTATGAAAAAAATAATTATAACTTTACTAACTTTCCTGTTTTCAACTTCTGTGTGGGCCAACGACATTTATATTACACAAAGCGGAGCAAGTCTAAACTTAGACGTAGTCCAAGATGGTACAAATAACGTATTTGGTACATCAAGTGCTAGAGCATCGTTGATAGGTGCTACTATGGCATTTAGTGTAACTCAAACTGGTAACAGTAACATTTTGGCGGCAGACGTTGAAGGTGCTTCAGCTAGTGTTGATATAGATGTAACTGGTAACAGTAACAACATTGTTTTAAATTGTGATGCTACTGGAAACTATAACTGTGATAACTGGAACGTTGATATTGACGTAACTGATTCTGGTTCAACAGGTGATAGTAACGACATTGACATTGATGTAGGTACAATTAGAAACTCTGCTGACTCAGACGTTACATTACAGATTACAGGCGATACTAACACAGCTAATATTGATGTTGATGGTGCTAGTGCTCCAACTTCATTAACAATAGTAGGTTCAACAAATACATTTAACATTGATGTTGACGGCGACGGTGATAGTGCTGGTCATAGTGTAACTATGCATCACACAGGATCTTCAGGAAACTTTGATGTTGTTGTAAGTGGAACTAATGATGCTAATACAAACTTGATTACATCAGGTGCTAGTCACGACGTTGACATAAGTCAAACAGACTAAGGCGTTTATGTTATACAAGCTAATAATCGTGTTTTCGCTCCTCTTTAGCTCAGTAGCTATAGCTGATGATAAATCTATCGGTATAGTTAGTGCGGCTGAAAGCTCTGGATTATTAGAAAGAGAAGGTGGGACTTCTCTTGAAACTGAAGAAAATACTCCATTAGAAATGATGGATAGAATTGAAACATTTCAAGGAGCTCATAGACTTACGTTCATAGATGAAACTATCGTAGATATGACTCCTCAGTCTTTATTAACTATTGACGATTATGTATATGATCCAAGTAATAATGAAGGCTCCTTGAACTTACAGGCTAAATTAGGCACAATTAGATATGCTTCAGGCAAACTGGCAAAAAACTTTAGGCAAAATGTTAAAATAGAAACTCCTACTTCAACTATTGGAGTAAGGGGTACTGACTTTACTATGACAGTGGACGAGCTCGGCGGCAGTACAATCATATTGCTCCCCTCTTGTGATATTTCCGGTGCTTGTTATGTAGGTGAGATAAGTGTAGAAACCGATGCAGGTTTTGTTCTTCTTACCCAGGCATTTCAGGCAACATCTACTAGTTCTCGAGAACGTTCACCGTCACCAGTTGTACAGTTAGAAATAGATGAAAGTTTAATTAATAACTTATTATTAATAAGAAGTAAACCTATTGTTGAGGACGAAGACGCCTTAGCAAGACAAAAAGTTGTTGACTTACTTGATATTGATTTTTTAGAGTTTAAAGAATTAGATGTTGATGCTTTAGAAGTAGAAGAAGAATTTGACGAATTGGCTATTAACTGGTTAGACTTTGACCTATTACCAGATATCTTAGAACAAGTTAACGCAGAACTTATTAAATTATTAAGCAAAGACGCTTTAGCAGGTATAAAGAAAAAAGAAAAATCATCTATAGATGAACGTGGTATTATATTAATTGTGAGAGATGATAGCTGGAACTGGAGCAGAAGAGTTGACGGCAATAATACAATCGACTTAGAATTAACTAACGATAATAACTATACTATTAATGTAAAGCAACAAGACTTCGAAGTTTTCGATTATGAATTAGGAGGAACTGGAGGAAACGAAATTGTCATTTACCAAGCTCAGTAGTATATTTTGTTTTCTATTTTTGATTTTCTTTACAACATCAGTATTAGCAGATGATGTTTTAATTATCCACCAAAACTACGGTAATACACATAGCAAACATAAAAACAGATTAGAAAATGCTGGTCATACTGTGACCATGCAGAATACAAGTTCATCATATTCTTATACAGCATCTAACTATGACCAAGTTTATGATATAAGATATTCTTACTCTAGTTACTCAACAGCAGATAAAGACAGATTTAAAACAGTATTATCAAATGGAGGTACTGTATACCTAGTAGGTGAGAACGGTAACTTCGACGCTAGGAATGATGGAATTGTTGCTTTCTTACAAGAAGTTACAGGTGATAACAACATATCACATTCTGGTCAATCTTGTTGTGGTAGTGGTTCTGGGTATTCAATGGACGAAAACAGAGATATTATGACAAGTTATTCTAGTAGTGATGACATGACAGTTGTTGCTTCTGGTTATTTTGATAACATAGGAACAAATGGTAAATGGTTAATAAGAGACCCAAGTAATACAAGTAAAGTAGTTGGTGCTTTATGGGACGGTGACGCTATGAGCAGTTATGCTAATGGTAAAGTTATTGTAGTATTAGATATTAACTATGCTTCTCATTCAAGTTATTATAATAGTGGTGACCAAGCATGGATTGATTCACTACAATCAGATGTTGCTGTTTCTACAGCAACAACAAGGTCAGCGTCTTCTGTTGCTATAACATCTAGTCAATCGACAATAAAGTCTACAGCAACAAGTAGAACATATAGTACCAACACAATAAGAATTACACAAAGTGGCGGAAATTTAGATTTAGATATTATTCAAAAAGGTGACAATAACTTTATTGAAGGAAGTGATTTTAGTTCTGTTGCTACACTTACTGGTGATAATTTAGACATAACACTAGAGCAAGGTTCGAGTTTAGGAGCATCTAATAATAATGGTATTGGACTAGACGTAGACGGAGATGCTAATACTGTAATGATTAGACAAGGAACAATGGGTAATAGTGATACTGGCGGACATAAAGCAAAAGTAAATGTAACAGGCGATACTAATAGTTTAACACTTTATCAATATAATGATGGTGGTAATACTTCTAGCCATTTCTCACACATTGATATTACAGGCGGACAAAATACAGTAACATCATATCAAAGAAATAATAATTCAAAAGACTTGTTTATAGACTTAGATGGAAGTAGTAATACTATATCAACAGACCAAAAAGAAACTGGAAATCATTATTTAGATTTGGATATTAACGGAAACGGACATACAGTTACAGCAACACAGCGAGGGTCAGGTGACCACGGTGCTAGAATAGATTTAACAAATTCAGGTGGATCAAGTACTGTAACATTAGACCAAAACAGCAGTACAGACCAAAATTATACACTTACACAAGACTGTACTAATAGTTCTGGGTGTACTACTTCTGTGACACAAAATTAGTTAAATACTTTTATGTTATACGAACATGAAAATTATCGTCTAGTACTAGACGACGGGAAAAGTAGATTTTATAAAGACGGCCAGCTTATGTTTCAGGGAGATGGTTATGTGGGTATTAAGTTTATGGTTCAATGTTGTGATAGTGAAGAGGTAACCGGTTGGTTCAAAAATCAATTAGAAACAAGAGAAAAATTAAGATGGAAAAAAGAAGATGAAAACAAAGTTAAGTAAGATTTTAACACATTGGACTATTCCATTCCTTACAGTTTTTGCTATAGCTTATATGGTGTTTGTTAATCCTTGGGTTGTTCAAACAGCAAAGTTAAAGAGTTTTGATTACCAACTACAAAATGAAACAGTTTACCAAGATAATAATTTAGTTTATGTAACTTTAGGCGAAGCAAGTATAGAGTCAAACGGACAATGGCCTTGGCCTAGAGATAAGATAGCACAATTAATATTAGAATTAAGAATGGCCGGTGCTGGAGTAATTGTTTTACCTGTATTGTTTAGTGAAGCAGATAGGTTTAATAAAGATCAAGAGTTTATGGAAATGCTTTACCAAAATGGTGTAGTTATAGCACAGACAGGTAGCATACAAAAAAGCACAACGGGTATACCTCGTGGCGTTAGTATGGTTGGTGGTAATAAAGATGCGGCCAACAATTTATTTACATATCCAGGTATGCTAGGGCCTCTAACTTCGTTAGCTGACGTAGTAGATGGTGTAGGTGTTATTAGTACAGCACCAGAAGTAGATGGCGTTGTAAGACGTGTTCCTTTGCTTATTAACGTACAAGGAGATTTGTATCCTAATATAGCAATAGAAACATTAAGAGTAATGATGGGTGTAGACAGTTATCAAATGAAAACTACACCATACGGAATTCATAGTGTTAGAGTAAAAGGCTTTCCTATTAACAGAGGAATTATTAAAACTGACGATAGAGGTAGATTATTTTTACGTTGGAATGCTGACATACCAACACTTAATTATACAGTAGATGGTTTAGAAGGCATTGAAGGTAAAACTGTTATTATAGGATTAACAGCAGAAGGATTAGGCAATCCGGTTGCTACACCTTTAGGTGAAAAGTATCCACACGAAATTATAGGTAGTACATTAAGCACAATTATATTAGGCGAAACTGTAGAGCGTCCTATGTGGGCTGACTTATACGAACTTGGTGGAATACTTGCTATTGGACTTTTACTTGTTGTTGTTATTGCTTTTGCTCCTTATTGGTTTAGTGGTATACTAATTATTTCTAGTTTGGGTGGTATTGGATATGGAGTAACATATTTGTTTAACACTAAACTTTGGCTAATAGATCCTACTATGCCAGCAGTAATGATTTTTGTTGTTGGATTTCATGCTGTCTTTAATAGATTTGTAAAAGAGTTTATGCTTAAACAACAAATCAAGAAACAGTTTGAACATTATCTAGCTCCGGCAATGGTTAAAAAGCTCCAGAAGAATCCAGACTTATTGAAATTGGGTGGTGATACTAGACAGTTAACTTTATTGTTCTGTGATATTAGAGGGTTTACTCCTATATCAGAGCAATTTAAAACTAACCCACAAGGACTAACGGAATTAGTTAATAGGTTCTTAACACCAATGACGGATATTATTATGGTAAATGAAGGTACTGTTGACAAGTATATGGGTGACTGTATTATGGCGTTTTGGAATGCTCCTTTAGATGTAGAACAACAGGCCGATAAAGCTGTTGATACCAGTATTAGTATGTTAAAGGGCTTAAAAGAGTTAAATACTCAGTTAACTAAAGAAAAGATGTTACCAATTAACATAGGAATTGGTCTTAATACAGGCGATGCTGTTGTAGGTAACATGGGTTCAGATCAAAGATTTGATTATAGTTGTTTAGGTGACGCTGTTAATTTAGCGGCCAGACTAGAAGGACAAACGAAAGGATACGGTGTGAAAATATTATTTGGACAAGAAACAGCAAAGGCTTTAACAGGTAAGCACACAATTTTAGAATTAGATTCTATTGCTGTTAAAGGTAAAAAAGAACCAGTAGCGATTTATACTGTTGTTGATCCTGACATTGTTAAACTAGAAGAAATTGCTCAACTACATCACCTTGTTGATTTACATTGTAAATTAAGAGAAAATTATGTTAAGCAGAACTGGAAGTTCTGTGAAGATGCTATCGATAACCTAATGGGTAAGTTTTCCGGAGAGTTAGATAGTTATTATACTATTATAACTGATCGAATTAAAGATTATAAAATTAATCCACCGCCTAAAGATTGGGATGGTGTATATGTAGCTACTACAAAATAGCTATTAAAATTAGACAAGTAGCAAATCCTAAAATTGTTCCAATAACAAAAGATTTACACATATCACAGTGGCTCCATATAACGCCACCTAATGATCTATCTAGACTTTTCCACGCCCTTGCTTCCGCTTCGTCCATTTTTTTGTTTATCATTATCACGTTTTTCTTTCTCCTCAAGACCTTCTAATATCATATTGAGTTTTACTGTTAAACGAATCATATCATTGTCTAACATTCTTATTCTATCGATAAGAGCAATTAACGTTACAGTTGTAGATGAAAGTACAGGTTTAATAGTTTTAGTTACCCATTGGTATATGAACCATATAAAGTAGCCCATGCCTACGGCCGCCACTATGGGAAAGCCGTATTTGTTAATGACTTCGACTAAATCTTCTATACCCATAACATCTCTTATAAGATTTTATTGGCCTTTCTTTGCTGTTTCACAAGCCAACCATCTTCGTTTACTATAAAAATATCTCCGGGCTGATACAAATAACTTTCTTTTTGTTTATCGCCCTCTTTATTACTTACGCCCATTACTTCACCAGGCCAATCACCTTCAACTTTAAAATTCTCTCCAGCTTGGCTGATTGTATAATCTACCCATAACATCCTAGTTTATCCTAACTTTTTCTTGATCCAAAGTACCAAGGCATAAACGGCCAAGCCATATACTGTAGCAATACCAATATCAATTAGATGTTCTCTCATATGATATATAAATTCTATTCCTGCTTGTACATCACCTTCTGCCATTAATCTCTCCTTGCATCTTCTTTGCCTTCATTCGCGGCTATTCTGGACACGTCCGGTCTTACACCAGCAACGTGAGATAGTAAAGTGTCAATTTTGACTAAATCGTTGTTCATTGTTTGAACTCTGTTGTCTAGAGCTTTAATCATACTTTGCATAGTAGTTACTGTTTGGGTAACACTCGCCAAAATGAATTTAATAACAATGTATATGAAAATACCAGCTATTATGGCGCCTGCTATTGGGAAACCTACTTCCCCTATTAGATAGAAAAAATTACTCATTGACCTTCCTTTACGATAAATATTTATACAAATAGAAGGTGTTCAAATGAAGATAGCTATAGTATGTAACGGTCAATTAGGGTCTGCAATAAGGAGTGTACTCCTAAGACAGAAGAATAGATTTCATATAGGACTTGATATAACGTGGTTTGACGACTCTCAAGTAGGTCAAACACTATCACAGGGTGCTTTACCATTTGCTAATTACACGCCACAGGAAATAGCTGAAAATCACGATTACATAGTAACAAACAGTGAATTTCCAACTACTCACGCTATAGCCAACGCTTTACCAGATCAAAATTGTTTAATTACTGTTAATAGAACTGATATGTTTCATGGTACAGGTAAAAATATAGTAGACGGAGTTGGTGTATTTTCAGGATTAATGGATATGATGTCAGCAGTGATGATGTCAGAGTTTTCAACAGTTGATCGCTTAGATTATTATGTTGGAATGAATCCAAATATGTGGGACGGTAAAACAGCTATTGCTCCAAATATAGATCCAAAGCTATATCAAGACATTGTTAACAGCGGTAAAGATCATTTTAGTGAAGTTAGTTTAAGAAGTAGGAATTATGTATCAGAAGCTATTAGTCATGCTTTATACCTTCCATATCATCCACATGATTATAGTTTAAATTGGTTATACCTAAGTAAAGGTTATAGAGATATTGTTAGATCGGCTAAGAAGTTATATAACCACCAGGATAGTTATTTGGATATATTTTGTAATATTAATGGGAAAAAGTTTGGACAATCCCAATGTGATATATATTACACAAGAGTACCAGCAACACAAGGAGCAAGTGCTTGGCACTATGCTGAAGCTTGTTGTGTTGGTAGTTGGATCTGGCAATTGGCTACACACCAAATTGAAAAGAAAGAATGGCATCCTAAAGATGCTGATTGGAAGTTATTTACAGATAACATATTTGGTAAACGATTCCAAGCCGCACCAATCGCCGCTTAACTTATAAAGACAATTAATGGATAATAAATCATCTCTCGATAACCACTTTTATGTTCCCACCATCAGTGCTGGTTGTAAAAAAGAGCTACAAGAACTCTCAAAAATTACACCCAGAGAAGGAACAGTTATCTATGACAAAAAATGGAAAACAGATTTAAAAAATGGAAAAGATGTTTTAGATTCACACATAAAAAAGTTTGACATTGAACGAATAATGTTGTATAATACAGCATCACCTAGAGAGATAGAAATAACAGATTTTAAAAAATGCTTTTATGTTAGTAACAAAGTAGTTTTAAAAAATAACAAAAAGTATCGACAGAGAGAATATTTAATCACATATGATAAAGAAGAATACATTGATGAAGATACAACACTTGCTGAAGGAACACTATTAGTATGTTACTAAAGTATATTTTAGGGTCATCAGCACACACTAACGGACTAATTTTTTGTTGTTGGTCTCCAGAGCAAGATTCTAATACTAGATCAAAATGTTCTTTTACTGAATCTTTTTTACAAGTGAAGTTTTCAGCTGAACATAAGAATAGTGTTATTATTAATGACGGTAAAGAACCATTAAACAGAATACTATGGCACGTTTCTACGATGCCAGGCGCTCCTAAAGTTGTTTGGGTTAAACCTGGGTCACTTATGTATTTTGAAACACTAGATAATATATCAAACCAAATGCAGGAAAAATTTGAGAATGATTCTAATACTGAATATGACTGGGGCATGATGAAATCTAGTTTAGGACATTTTGCTATCTTAAACCCCGTACACAATGATTGCTTTCAAGGTAGTACTATAGAAGAATGGGAAGAAAAGTGTAAAGCAAATAACTTAAAAGTAGAAGTAGTAGAGCAAAAGGAATCGTTATTCTTAGAGAAAGACAAGTACGAAGAAAATAGAAAAGACTTTTTAGAATGGGTAGATAAAGCAGAGGTATGGAAGGATAATGAATTTGCTGGACAATATACAGAGCAAATTAAAAATATGACAGCTTCTGAGCGTGAAGAAATTTTATCTTTTAGAACAAAAACTTTAGTATATTATAAAGGAATGAATATACCAAGCGAATTTAAGAGTCATTATGATGTTTCATTAGAATTTGATACTATAGAAGAATTAGAAAAAATTATACAAGAAGAAAGAGATAATGTTACGTGGCTATTTGGTTTAAAATTAACACTTCCTGAGGCATGGTGGCGTTATGGACATTATAGGTTAGAGAAAGTTGCTAAAAGTATGATGGCAACACCAAACTCTATTTTATACGGATACACTTTTGAAAATAACGACATAATAAAAAGTACATTTGGAGATGTAAATATTCATGTTTGATTTAGAAGAAGCAACAGGTTATATAAAATCATGGATTAATGATTTTGTTACACAACCAAACCCAAACTTGAATAACTTTCCACCTTGCCCTTATGCTAAACAGGCCATAATTGATAACAAGGTAGCTTATGATGTAGCAAATGTAGATATTGATTTATTCTTGATTAAAAAAGCAGAATTATGGAATGAAGATATTGATGTATGTGTTATATTTGTTCCAGGCGTATCATCAAAAGAATTAAGCAGATTAGTAGATAGTATTAATAAACGTTACTTAATGGGTAATAATTTTGTAGCATTAGAAGACCATCCAGACGATGAAGAAAATATTAACGGTGTAATAATGAACAACGGAAAATATCCTATAGTACTGATGCAACGTTTAAGTAAAATACAAATGTTTAGTGGGTTTCTTAAAAAGAAAGGTTACTATGATGTTTGGAGTAAAGAGAATTTAGATGATGTAGTTAATTGGAGACAACATCATGAAGATCTTGAAGAGATTTAATTAAACTATCACGTTGACAAAGTTTAATATAATCCTCTTTGTTGCTATTCCATTTTTCGCCAGTCCAAAATTCAAAACCTTTTAACTTGCCTTTGTATATACAAGTTTTTTCATAACCAGAACCTATGTAAAGATGTTTGTGTCCTAGTTGTGAAGCAAGATGAATTTCGTGGTCAAGTGTCATTCTGCCAAAATGAGGAATAGAATGATCGTGGGCAAATATACAAGTTTCCCAAGCACCAACGTATTCGCGAATTTTAGAGATGCCTATTAGTTTGTCGCTATCGTCAAAGTATCCTAGCAGTTTGTTTTCTTTGTGTACTTCATCATCTCCTGGATACGGGTATAAGTTTTTGCTTTTTATGTACTTGCTGTACATAGGAAGCCAACGAGGGTCGTTACGTTTAAGTTCTTTCACGTTATGCCATACAGGTTTTTTCCTTTTGGTTTTCCAAGTGCTTAAATCAACCCTAACAGAACGTGAATTATACCATATGTCGTAATCACCTTCTACGCTATGCCATAGGAAACCCATGTCGAGGGCTTTTAATTCCTCTTCTGGTTTAACGTGTTTTGCTAGAATTTCGGAACAACGGATATCAAGTTTTTCCATTGTACCATAAACGTGATCGTAGTATATTTTCATGAATTAACTTTCGAGTTATATGCTATGATAATTATTTATATAAAAGGAGGTCCTGGATGGACATTTATACAATTTACGCTGATCATACTGAAGACACTAATGCTTTTGCCTTCGTAAAAAATATGAGTAAGTTCCTAGATCATATGGTTGAACTAGGTAGAATGGAAACTTATAGAATTACAAGAATGAAGCTAGGTTTTAGAAGTATGGATTTACCAGAATTCCGTATTGATATGGAGTTTAAAAACATGACACAGTTAGATAATGCTATGTCAAGTGTAGTAACAAATGAAAAGAACATAGAAAAAGACCATGTTGGCTTTAACCAACTAGTTGATGTTGAAACAATTCAGCATTTCCTTTATAGAGATTTCCCTGATAATATTAATGAACATAAAGAGAATATAAATGACAAATAATGTAAATTCCTGGAGTGAATTCCAACCATTAAAGCAGTTAGTAATTGGCACTACTTACCCTCCAGAGTTCTTTGAAGATGTAAAGAACCCTAAAGCCAGAGACTGCCTCCAACGTATAGCAAGTGAAACACTTGAAGACCTTGACAACCTTAAAAAAGTATGTGAAGATAAAGGCGTAAAAACTTATACTTCAACTACAGAAGAGCTAGGGTATAAAACTAGCATTATGGACTACCTAGATGACGAAGGCAAAATGGGAATGGGTAGCGATAAGCATGGTCAACACGAAAAAGGTCGTAATCAGCTTCCTGTACCTCCTCTTAATCCGCGTGATGATTTTGTTACTATGGGTAACCAAGTAGTAATGACAGGAAGTGCTTTTGAATCTAAACCTTGGGTTCCTCTTTTTGAAAAATGGTTTGGTGACAAATTTGATTGGAGTATTGTCAGAGATAAAAAGAAATTTACTAGAACTACAGCTAATCATAGAAACAGATTAGGTAGACTAGGTGTTAAAGATAGTGACATTGATACATTATTAGAGCTTGAAGCTGAACAGCATACACAAGATAGGATGACAGGATTTTGTGCCCCAGAGTTAACAAGAGTAGGTAAGACTTGTTTTTGTGATACTCAACAAGCTGTAGATATTGCTGATTATATGGAACTAGCATATCCTCAATTTAATTACAAAGGAGTATTCATCGGAGGTCATAATGATGCTGTATTCAATGTATTAAAGCCAGGAGTATTATTAACAACAGAAGATATTGGCCACTATGCTGAATCGTTCCCAGGATGGGAGAAAATTTATCTCCCTGATAGTAATTTAAACCAAGTAAGACCTTTCTTAGAAATTAAAAGACATAATGAAGGAAAATGGTGGATGCCAGGTGAAGAAGATAACAACGAGTTTACTGACTTTGTTGAAACTTGGTTAGAAGATTGGGTAGGATTTGTAGAAGAAACAGTATTTGATGTAAACTTATTAATGCTTGATGAAAAGACAGCAATAGTAAACGCCGAGAATGCCGAACTTGAGAAAAAGTTTAATGCTCAAGGAATTGAGATGATCCATGTACCAAACAGACACAGACATTTCTGGGACGCTGGATGGCATTGTATTACATTAGATATTGAACGTGAAGGTGGACAAGAAGATTACGGAGTTTAAATTGTGCCTTCCAAGTTTTGTAGGATGCCATATGAAGCTGTAGCTGTATCCTCAATGGGTAATCTTATACCCTGTTGTGCTTTTGATAATACTAAAGCAGGCAATCACAAAACTATTTCAGAATATTGGGAATCAGATTTTAGAAAAGAAGTTATTGATTCTTTTGATAAAGATTTACAACATCCAGGATGCCGTTCTTGTTGGGAACAAGAAGATTTAGGCAATAGATCTAAAAGAGAAAAGTATAACTTAAACAATGCTAGTCAACTTTTTACCAAAAAAAATATATCACCAAAATTTGTAGAGTTAGCATTAGGCAATCAATGTAATGTTGCCTGTGTTACTTGTGGTAGTGATTTTTCTACTGGCTGGCGACAGTATGATAAGCAAATGCCTGAAATGTTTGCTGATAGAAAAGAGTTACTAAAGATAAACTTTAAAATTGATAGGCCATTTATAGACGATCTATTAAGTAAGATGAAAATTAATCCCTCGTTAAAGATAGAGCTAATTGGCGGAGAGCCATTTTTTAACAGAGAAGGAGTCTACTTACTTGAGCAAATGGCTGAAAATAATATGCCGAACGAAGTAGCTATGACTAGTAATTGTACGATTATAACAGACTCGATTGTAGACGTAGTTAAGAAGCTAAACGTTCATATTTGCCCTAGTATTGACGCTGTAGGACCTATGTATAGTTACATTAGGAACTATAACTTTAATACTGTAGAAGATAACTTAATGAAGCTAAAAGACGCCGGTATTCAGCTTATAATAATGCCTGTGTTTAGTGTGTTTAATGTTTGGCAAATACCAAACTTGTTAAGATGGTTATTATCAAAGGAATGGGGTAGTAAAACAAAGATTAAACTTAATAATTTTGTACACGGACCTGACTACTGTTCTATTAAAAATATACCACACGAGTTATTAAGAGATACTATAAGCGAAATTAAAGAGTTAGACATTTCAGAGTTTTGTACCCATGAAGATAAGTTATCGTTTGTTAGTTCACTTACAAATTATACACAAGAAGATGAAGAAAGAAAACTCAGAAAAACCTTAGGCTGGATCAAACAATGTAATACAATAAGAGGAGTTAATATACAAGACTTAGATGAAGATGTAGAATTGTATATGGAATATTTAGAGCATGGAATATAAATTTTTAGATAACAATGAACTAGTAATAATAGATTACATACCTGGCTCTAGTGGCCAGTTTTTTTCTCGACTTTGGTGTGAGTTAGATAAGCACCAAAACTATGATGATGAAAGAACTATGAGAGAAAACGGAGAAGTTTATTATGATACAATGTTGCCTAAACGTATTGTAAACTTTTTTCTAGAACAAAATAAACCTAAAGATCAAGACTACAATACTTTCTTTGAATTCTTAGGAACAACATTATTAGCTTGTAGGCAAATGGAATTGTTTTGGTGTGGTAACAATACAGAATTTTATCCTACTTGGAATTCACCTGTAGAGAACAACAGGATAGTTTATCATTTACATAGCTGGAACGAAATACCTTGGCAGACAGTACATAAAAATATTAAAAGAATAGTATTACAATCTAAAACGTGGGAGAGTTGTGAGTATCAACGTAATAGAGCAGAGAAATTTTATCCAAATAATGATTGGGATAAACATCTTGATAGTTGGAATACAGCAGAGTGTGAAATAAGTGTAGATTTTTGTAATATGCTAGTTAATAAAAAGACAAACGAAATTATAGATTGGTTTAGAAAACATCTTGGTAAAGACTTCGACGAAAGCAAAACTATTAAAGCTGAATTACTATTGTTAGAGTATTATAGAGAGGTAAAAAGTGTACCAGCTATATCTTAACGACAATAGTTCTAGAGGATCTCTAGCAGAAGTTTGGATAGACGAAGAAGCTAAACTAGTTAAAAAAATATACAAGCCAACAGGAATAACAATTAAAAACAAACCTCCATTATTCCAAGACATAAAAGAAATAGAAACTATGTATACTAATGAGTGTAAATGGTTATATCGTTTACAGTCTGACAAAGTAGTAAGGTTATATGAACATGGTAAGCTAAAAGACGAAGAAGGATTCTACTGTATACAAGAATATGGTGGCCCTACGTTGCTTGAATACTATTCGAATGGTACATTACATACCCACTTCCCCAATATAAAAGAGCAAATAACCGACCTCTTTTTGTTTTTTAAGGAAAAAAATGTATACAAATTTAATAATGCTATGGCTAATATATGTGGCAATGAGAATGGCAAAATAAAAGCCTTTGATTTTAAATATGCTGACAAAAGAACTCTTGACAAAAGAGAAAATGAATGCTATAGTATTGATACTTGGATTGCTAAAATAGATAAAAGTCTACCAGACATTTTAAAGGAATTAATTTAGCTTAATAAGTAAGTAATGAAGGCCGCTTTAGCTCATTTGGTAGAGCAACTGATTTGTAATCAGTAGGTGCGCGGTTCGAATCCGTGAAGCGGCACCATTATAGGAGAGGGAATATGTCAGAAATAGAAATGAGAGAGAAAATTGTAGCTGGATTGATCGCTCATGCTGAAGGTGAAATTGCTCTACATAAAACTAACGTAGAAGTATATCTATCAAAGACAGTAGGCATTGGAGAGCATTCAGATATTTTAGAAACAGTACAAAAAGAATTAGATATTATAGCAACACACATGGACAGAATTGACGTTCTAAAGAGATTCTTCCAGTAAAGTATAAGTAAAGCCAAAGGGTAATATGACTAGTAGGCACAAACACTTAATTATTAGAGCGGAGACTAAAAAGACTCCTAAATCTCAAAGTTGGTGTCATAGATGGTTAACTGAACTAGTTCAAAAAATAGAGATGAAAATATGCCAAGGCCCCATCACAACGTATGTGGATATGCCAGGCAATAAAGGACTCACTGGTTTAGTTATCATTGAAACAAGTCATATAGCTCTACATTGTTGGGACGAAATGGACCCAGGATTGTTACAGTTAGACGTATACACTTGTTCAGAGCTAAATCCTGAAGTCATATTTGAAGAACTAAAACAGTTTGAACCTACGAAATTAGAGTACAAGTTTATTGACCGTGAGAACGATCTTACAGAAATAAAACTAGACAATTAGTACTCAATGGGGTTGTGACCTAATACACACGCCAGAAGCCACGGTTAGCTTCTGATCAAAAAATAAATATCATTATAATCCTATGGGGGATTAGCTCAGCCGGGAGAGCGCCTGATTTGCATTCAGGAGGTCAGCAGTTCGATCCTGCTATCCTCCACCAAAAAGAAAAGTAATATAGATGACTATTCAAGTAAAAAATTTCACAGATACCCAAATAAAACAAGAAGCACAAAAGATTCTAGATGATGGTTATACATTACATCATGAACAAGATATGGATCAGTTTGAGGTTGTAGATTATTGTAGACGTATAGGTAATACAGATGACGATAAGCTAGGGTATATGGCTTTTAATCCTAAAGAAAATCCAGATGTAACTAGAGTAACACCGGGACCTACAGGACTTTTTGGACACAGTGATTTACATTGGCATAGTAATGGTACAGTATTTCATATTGGTGAGTTTAAAGAAATACTAATAGCTTTATATTGTGAAAACGAATGTGTTGATACAGTATTCAGTATATTAAATTGTAAACAAGCATATGATGACCTTGATTCTCGTGAAAAAGATTATTGGAGTACTATTGATATACAGCTAAACAATTTAGGTACAGGTATATATGGTGAAGCACAGCCACAAGCAGAAGGTAGCTTAGATGAATATGTACAAATGGATCGTCATGAAGGTGATGACAGAATGCCTGTAGTAAATAGCCACCCAGTAGATGGCAAAAAATTCTTATACTGGCAACCACCATTAATAGAAAAAGCATGGAAAGATGGCGAGCCTACTGATGTAGAAGAAATTAAAGAAAAACTCAAAGCTACATTAGATAGATCAATTTATCAAAAACATTTTGTATTTAAAAAAGGAGATATCTTAATCATGGATCAGTTATCTACGTTACACAGACGTTCGCCAGTAGTGAATAAATCACGGTTGCTTTGGCGTGTAGCATTCGATTATACTAAGGTCTTTGATTACAGTTAAATAAGTAATATTATGTTAAAGCAATATCAAGAACCATTAGATAGCAATCAAGTATTTTTAAGTTCATCAACAGAACAAATTACGTGGGGCGAACTTCACGCCAATTTAGACGCTAAAGTAGAAAAGTTAAAAGAACATGGCATTGGCCAGCACGTTGTTTTTATCTTAACAGAAGACCAAGTTACAATAGACGACTATCTGTGGGTATTAGCTAGTATTAAAAATGGTGGCTCGGCAACAAACGCAGAAGCTAGACAATCTAAATTAGAATTAGATAGTTTAATTGCTACTTGTAAACCAACTTGTATTATACGTTCAAACAAAATAGAAATGTTAACTGATCCTGCTGAAACAGGACCAACAATTTTACACCCATTAGAAATATTCAGAGGCCAAACAAGCGGAACTACTGTTAAAGAAATTTTTGAAATGTATCCTTTCTTTTGGGATTACGAAGATCATGAAAATGCTATTGTAAACGGTGAAACATTATTAGGCTGTACAGCACACGCCTCCACAAATCATTTGTTTGCTGTTGCACCAGAGTTTAATAAAGGAACAGAAAGACCTAAAGTACTTTGTACACACGGATTTACATCAACTTACAATCCTTATAATTTACTTAGAATGTATTATATAGGTGGTAGTTTACATTTCTTAAACTACGGTGATGATATACCAGGAGAAATACAAAAAGCAAAACCTAATTGTTGTATTTCTTATCCAAATGCTATTAAAAAGATAGTAGACTCTTGCCCAGATGATTTTAATTGGACAATTGACTATTGGGAATGTTCGGGAGGTCATACACCTGAAGTAGTTCTTAAGTCTATTGAGCAGAAATTTAAGTTTAAAGTAATATACAATATGATGGCAAGTACAGAAGCAGATTGTCATTCAAGGGCAGAGTATAGACGAGGTGATCCGACAGAAAACTTTTATGGATTTAAACACAGAATATATAACGGTGAGCTTAAACTAGACGAAAGAGGTATTCTTTGGTACAAATACGGAACACTAGACTGGCACACAGATGGTGACAAATTTGAAAACAAAAATGGTATGTGGTATTTCCAGGGTAGAGCATTTGATGACGTTATTTTTATGAAAGGTGGTGTTAAAATTTTTACAAGACTAGTTGAAGCATTGGCACTTGAAGTTGAGGGAGTTGAAAATGTTGCTAGTTGTGAAAAAGGTGAAATACATCACTTGATTTATACAGGAACAGCAAACATAAATGAAGTTGCTAAACATTACATAGAAGAAGCTCAAGAATCTAAAAGACCCCATGACATATATCACGTTACAGAGCAGTTATATTTTTCAGGACCAAACAAATTACAAAAAAGTAAACTACCAGACATTGTCCAAGCTAGTAGCCCTCCTCATATTATAGGTAAAGTTACTATAAAGGATCATTCAAGGGTATGATCGTTAGTGACGCTTTAGAAAAACGTAAGTCAACTAGAGCTTTTTTAAAGAATCCAGTTTCAATTGATATTATAAACTCTATTTTAGAACAAGCCAAAAAGGCACCTAGTGGAGATAATCATCAACCTTGGCAAATAGCAGTATTAACAGGTGAAGCAAAAAAGAATTTGTGTAGCAAGTTAGAAGAAGCATTTCGTTCTGGTATAGAACCTGCTATGGACTATGAATATTATCCTCAATATAAAAACAGTGAAAAAGAAACAGAATGGTTTGGCTCATATAAAGAAAATAGAAAGGCTTGTGGGTTAGCTTTATATAACCAACTAGGTATTACTAGAGAAATGACAGAGCGTAAAAGTTTGTTATATGCTAAAAATTATAGAGCCTTTGATGCTCCAGCTATGCTGTTATTTTTTATTGACAAAGAACTAGGAAAAGGTTCGTATGTAGATTATGGAATGTTTTTACAATCTATTATGCTATTAGCAACAGAAAAAGGATTAGCAACCTGCCCACAGGGTTCGTTAGGAGAATATGCTGATATTGTAAGACAAGAACTACCTGAGTACAAAGATAAAATAGTATTATGTGGTATGAGTATTGGGTATGAAGATACTAAGAATATAATCAATAAGTATAGAACACAAAGACAAGCCCTTAACAAAATGGTTAGATATTATGAGTGATAATGAAAAATGGTTAGATGAAGTATATGGTAAAACCAACAGCGAGTTATACGATAACTGGGTAAACTATAACGAACAAGTGATTGAAGAACTAGGTTGGAAGTGCCATACATTAGCATCTGAATGGATTATTAATAACTTTCCACACGGTACAGAAGTAGCTGACATTGGCTGTGGTAACGGACAAGTAGGATTTGCTATAAATCAAGGACTTTACCTATTAGACGGGTACGATATTAATCAACCAATGCTTGATAGATTTATAGCACAAAATTATAGATCAACACAAATACACGATATAACTAAAGCACCACTTCCTAAAAAGTACAAATGTATAACAGCTATTGGTGTATTAACAAAAGGCCACGTTGATGCTAGTGCTTCAAAGAATATAGCTGATAGTTTAACTGATGATGGGTTGCTTTATTGTAGCATGACTAAACACGATGGTGATTGGTTCTTTGATGGTGGTTGGAGTTCACAAAAAGACTTAGAAGTTGTTACAATCCAGCCTGTTCACAGTTTAACAACGCCTGAGGGCGAGAAACAATACCACAATATGATTGTATTTAGAAAGCCAAAATCAGATAAATAATATTATATAAAGTTAACTCAAGAAAAAGATAAAAATATGAACATACCTGATAAAGTCTATAACAAAGCATTAAAAAGAGTTATAGAAGCGAACCCTAAGAAAACACTAGAAATAGCTGAAGTCAAAACCCAGATAATAGACTCTGTATTGGGTTATGCTAAAGGAACACATCCTAAAATTTATAATGTTTTAAGTTTAGGCTGTAATTTAGTTACAATGGGTTTAGCTCAAAGAGGCCATAACGTTAAAGCTATATTATGTACTGATGTTTGTGACGAAGTATATTCTACTACTTTTAAAGACCTCAATCTTTCAATAAACATGGACGAAGATGGTTTAGAAAAAGAAGTAGCAAATGGCAATACATATGACGTTGTATTAGGTTTAGATCAAATACTAACATACTTTAATACCGAAGAAGAGCAAAGACAGTTTATAGGAATGATTGCTAAAGTAACTAAAGGCAGATTTGTTACTAGTTTAGTTGATTATAAAAATCAATCAAGCCAAAGCAGAATGTCAGACTTACCTTTAACAATTAATATTAATGGAAAACAGAATTTGTTTATCAATCACAGAAGCTGGGGAATGATGGACAGACAAACGTACATAAATCACTGGGTTCATTTAGAAGAATCTAATTTGGTTAATAGTTGTACAACAGCAAGGAGAACGATGTTCTTTAAACAATTAGCGAAATTTAGCACAGATGCTGGATCAACGGGATTCACGATCCATAAGAGTGTGTTTTATAAACCGCTAATTAATAAAACATTTGAACACGTTATTTCAATTAATTATGAATAGGAAAATCAATGAAAACAACAGAAGAACTAGTAGAGGAAACGGTATCCAAGTCGGTTAAAAGTGCGGTATTAGTAGCCCTTAGAAGTATTAATTTTCAAGAAACTGTTCAAAACATTATCAAAGAGCAGATTCCTAAAAGAGAACTTGATGACATTTATAATAATGGTTATATTCCGGCAAATAAGGTAAACTTTTCAGCATATAGTTTTAGAGATTTTATGTCAACGGGCATAGAAGATACTAGTGAAAACTTACAGCTTAGAGTTTCAAAAGATAACGTAGTAGTTGAAAACAATCTTACATCTAAAAACATTAAAGTAGCAGATAGCATAGAAGCAGGCAAACAATTACGAGCAAAAATATTAGACATTGTTGGCTCGTCTTTATTAAGTGGTGATACACTTATGCTTGGTAAGTTAACTACTAAAGGCGATAACGAATTTATAGGTCCAACAGAATTTAAAGGTCCAGCAAAGTTTTCTAGAGGAATTGAAGTAGAATTTAATCCTAGTCAAATACCACATGGTGCTATTGACTGGTCAGGATTCCAAATCCCACAAGATCAAATTCAACCTGGTCCATTAAAAGAATTTAAAAGCCAAGGTATAACAGATAATGCTAGTGAAACAAGAATTACTGTTAACAATGAACAGACATCTATAACATCTGATAATTTTTCAGCAAGAAAAATTGAAGGTACTAGTATTTCAGTTCATGGCAAATCAAGTTCAGATAGTTTACAAGTTGAAAACGAAACTATACTAAAAGGACAAACAGAATTACACAATAACGTGTTAGCAGGAAAGAACGTAGATGTTCATGGTAAGCTAACTGTATTAGATGGTTTAGAAGTTAGAGGTAATATGGTTATTCCTGACACATTAAAAGACCATTTAGTAGAATATATGAATACTAGAGTAAATTTAGAAAGTATAATTCCAGAAGGCGGAAGTATACAAATAGGAAAAAGAACTGTTCTAGATGAAAATACTTTAGGTGGTACAGTTATATCAAGTAATTTAAGAAAAGTAGGAACTTTAAGAGAATTAGAAGTTGCTGGAGAAAGTAGACTAGCAAATACTATATACTTTTCACCATTAGGTCGAATAGGTGTTAATACCGACGAACCCACAGCACCATTAGATATATGGGATGAAGAGGTCCAAGTTACAGTTGGGAAGAACAAGAATCGTACAGGTTGGCTTGGAACTAATAGAGATCACAATTTAGAGATAGGAGTTAATAAAGAAACTAAAGTTACTATTACTCCTTCTCAAACTATTATTAAAAATCCAGTTCTAAATAGTAGAACTTACACAGACGGACCTTCGGTCCCAGGACATAGTGGAGTCTTTGGTGACATTCATTGGAATTCTAAACCTTCAATAGGCGAACCTGTTGGGTGGATATGTTTAGAAAACAGTAGATGGGCTAAATTTGGAGTAGTAGAAGATGATTGATGAGAGAGAAAAAATTTATGAACGTAATCCAGACACCGGAGTAATCCGTTGGAGATACGTTGGCGAAAGTCCTGATGATTATGGATGGCCAAACTATGGAAATATATTAACCGAGGATGAAGTAGATGAGTAATAAAGAAGATGAAGGCAAAATTGAAATGTCTGTAAGAGTATTAGGTAACGAACTTATAGGTTTTAAAATGGTAGTTGATGATTTTAAAATGAAATGGTTAATATTTGGTGTAATAACAATCGTAGCTTTGACGTATGCTTTTACAACATTTGGGCCTGCTTTAATGTCAACATTTGGAGAGTAAATGAGACCTGGATTCGTAATAGGTAACGGAAGAAGTAGAATAGGATTTGATATTAGACGCTTAAATGTAGCAGGAGTTACATATGGCTCTAATGCTATTCATAGAGAACAGCACGTTGACTATCTTGTTTGTTGTGATAAGATTATGTTGGGGGAAGCTGTTAGTCGGAGAGTAGAAAAAACTAGCTTCTTACATACTAGGGCTAGATGGAAGGAAAATAATAACGATCCTTCAATTCAAGTTGTTCCTGACTTACCTTACTTAGGTCCAAACAAAGCAGACAAACCAGAGCATTGGGGAAGTGGACATTATTCGGCTTTATTAGCCTGTTTAAAAGGACACGAAATTATTATACACTTAGGTTTTGATTTATGGGGCAACGCCCATAACGAACAAAACAATATATACTCAGATACAAATGGGTATAAGAAAAAATCAGATGATGCTGTAGATCCACAGTTTTGGATTTACCATAGTGCTAAACTATTTGAGCATTTTCCAGAAACACAATTTGTTTTTATTAATTCTCCAGAATGGAAATCACCAGAAGAGTGGGACAAATATACAAATTGGAGTAAAGATACATACGAAGGCTTAGAATCATTTTTGGTTGACTATCCTATTTAATTGTAGTATAATTTTACTATAATTTAAGTTAGGTATACTAATGAAGATAGGCTTTGCTTGTAAATATTTACACCCAGATCAATCACAAAAGAAAAAACTACTAGAAGATATTCAGCGTCCGTTGAATACTAGATCTACAACCGTACAATGGCTTAATAGGCAAACTAAAGAAGTTGCTGAAGACCGTCTGTGGGATATTATGGTACATAATATCCAATCGTATTACAATCTTGTAGAGTATGTTACAACACTAGAGCCAGAACTTAGAATGGTACGTTTAGGCTCAGATTGTCTTCCTGTATATACACATCCTGATTGGTCTTACTATTGGACCAAGCCAGATGTAATTGCTTATTGTCAGAAACATCTTATTAAGGTAGGCGACCTAGCTAGAAAACACAATGTTCGATTGTCATTTCATCCTGGACAATTTACAGTATTAGCAAGTGACAATCCAGATATAGTAAATAGAAGTATAGAGGAGTTTGAATATCATGCGGATCTCATCAGGTACATGGGTTACGGTAAAAACTGGCAGGACTTCAAGTGTAACGTCCACATCTCAGGCAGACAAGGTCCAGCCGGTATCAAAGCCGTCCTTCCAAGATTGTCTACAGAAGCACGAAACACACTTACTATTGAAAACGATGAAAACTCGTGGGGCCTCGACGCCTCACTCGAACTTGAAAAGGAGGTAGCATTAGTTGTCGACATACACCACCACTGGGTTCATAGTGCCGGAGAATATATTACTCCAAGCGACGACAGGATTAGACGTGTTATTGATTCTTGGCGTGGCGTTCGGCCTGTTTGCCATTATAGCATTAGTCGTGAAAACTATATTATCGATCATCCGATCGACGTAAAACCCGATTATAATAAACTACTTGAAAGTGGTTACAAGAAAGGCAAGTTACGTGGCCATTCTGATTACTATTGGAACAAGCCTGTTAATGAATGGGCTTGGACATTTACTAAAGATTTTGATATTATGTGTGAAAGCAAAATGAAAAATCTTGCTAGTATTAAATTCTATAACGAATTCAAATAAGTCTTAACTTTTTTCCAATCTACTTTATCTTGATGGATAGTACAGATAGTATTATCCTTTTCACCCAATATTTTTCTTACAGCTAATCGGGTTTCTTTTTCTTCTAAAATTTCAGCATGATATTGTGCTCTATGTTTCTCGTCATCATATAGTTCATAGTGCTTTTTCATAGCCCAAACATCAGCATTATTAAAGTCTGGTTTTTTGGTTCTTATGGTTTCCAAAAATTTAACATATTCGTTATTAGGGTCTGCTAAACCAGGCATTACGTTATATGCTAAGAACTTACTAGTGGTTAAAATATGGCGTTTAAACGCTTTTAAAGGGTCGTACAGCACGTTTAAGCAGGCACTAGTACCAAAGTACTGCCTTAACTGAAAAGTGCTTAAATGTGTGGTAAAAACCAGCTTCTTAGACGTCTGTCGCTGTGCTTTTTCAATGGCAGGAAAAAAGATGGCTCTTAAATAACCTTCATGATCAGGAAAATAGTCTTTTACATAGTCCCAAGTTGGGGGTAATTTAACACCATTTATCCAGCGATCAAAGTGTCTTGGAGTTACTAGTCTTTGTTTAACATAAGTGTCTGAATCGTAAAATGTATCCATATCCAAATGAATATTCCAGGGTTGTTTTCCGTTATCTGGATGACTATACCAATACACATCTGGCAAGGAACAAATAGTTCTAGCTATTCCGTATCCGCCAGTGGATTGTTCAAAACTTACAAAGATTAATTTAGATTCGTCCATAGTAATAAAACTCGCCGTTGCTGTTTACAGCGACATTGTCTCCTGTAGCAAACCATTCATTACCGTATACACTTATGTCTCCTTTGACATATAATTCGCCGTCTTTAATATCTACATAACAATACGTTCGATCGCCCAAAAATGTAGCACCTACTAGTTCTCTAGATTTATAATCTTCAATTTGTTCCAAACTAGTAAAGGTAGTATTAATAGCACATGGTCCTATTTCTGTCATTCCCCAATTAGTAGTAAACGTAGCACCTTTAGAAACAAATGATTCTATCATTTCCCAAGGCACAGGATCACTACCACAAGTAACATGGATACCTGTTAAGTCGAGGTGTTTAAAACCCTTTGTAAGGGCTAAAATACGCCCGTGTGTTGGTGTTAAATGTGTGTGGGTATAGTTTGTTATATCTTTTAAAAACTTGTAAGCATTAAAGTCTACGACGGTCACACTAGCACCAATAGAAAATGCTGGTAATGTTTGGGCAAGTAGTCCTCCGGCATGAGCCATTTTACACACGGTATAAATTTTAGATTTTTCTGTTATGTTCTGAGAGTTAACGGCTATAGCATTAGCATGGTATAACTTTTCAGGAGATTGGAAAATTTCTTTTTGGGGACCGGTAGTTCCAGAACTCTTAAGAGTCGTCCCGTTCTTTAGAATGTTTGATAAAGTTTCTTTCAGTTCCATCTGTTATCATCTTTGCTAGTTTATAAGGTGTAAGGGCAAACATAAACGGAAAGATACTATGAATAGTTCCTGTAATAAAAACTAATAGTGCTAAAAAATTATAATAGGTAGCATAAGCAAAATGCTTAAAATATCCTGATTTAATTTTCTTTAAATGTTTAAGATCTATGTCCATGATATTCTTCTTTGTTTACCTTCCATATTGATTGTTTAGTATAGTATACATCCTCTTCACCTACAAAGTCAACTATTTTTGACTTTTCTAGTAAATGGAATACTTTATTGATTCTTAGCATTTTACCACTAGCATCATTTTCTACATTAGTTGTAATATATATTGGAACTTCCGAATTGTCTGTCATTATTTCGGCCCATTCCATTTGTAAAGGTAAATGCTCAGCAAACGGATAACTTGACATATGATATTTATTTAATCCTGCTGGCCTTTGGTATGTTTGAACGCCTCTAAACAAAGCTCTGTAACCATCTTTGAAAGGATGGATACCACTAATAGATGCTATATGATCGCCAACCTGTGTAGCCCACCAACTACCACCGTTGTCTAATAACCATTGCCATTTAATTGCTGATAAACTAGAATTGTTTAAGAAGCCCATGTGCCTACAAAGCTCTAAAAAGTCTTTTAAGACATTTGGATCATTTAATCTAATAGTTTGTGATTTCGATTTCATATAGTTGTACGTCTCCCGCTCCGGAGTTGTAGCCCTACTTTCTGTCTTTAAACAATTCGTCTTTAGCTGACTCAACTTGGTCAATAATCTTTTTACTATCCATTAACCAATCTACGTGAGTAATCTTGTGTGACATCTTATCAAGTTGCCGTTGAAGTGCTGACTCTAATTTACGATAGTCTGTTTTAGAGTCAGCAATTTTGGAAATATCAACTGACTTAACTGTACCATCTTTAAAATGTATTAAAACTTGGTTCAGCAATTCCAATGGCACATCTTCCATAGATACTTCTTTTAGAAGTAGGTCCCACTGGCTTTGAACTATTTTATCGTAGTTCTTATCTTCGTTAGGCTGTGGCATCAGACGTGGTCTTCTTACTTGGTCGACCGCGACGTGGTCTAAGGTCAGGGTTTAAATCATACGCCTGTTCTCTTAACTTCACCGCCTCATCTTCAAATCCTTTAGCCTGGTTTAGTAAACTATCAGCCAATTGAGAGTCGTCTAGTGCTTGGTTATTTGAAGCAGATGGAACGTTTGACGGTTCACCTACATCTCTACCACGAGGTTGTGGCGAGACCATACCAGCATTTTGATCTAGTTCTCTCATTTTATCAGCGGCTTCACCGCCTGCTTTTAATTTATTAACAACATCATTTAGCTCATCTAATCTTACTGTAGATTTAGCATTTGGTGTCATTATAACTTGATTAGTCTGTACTTTTTTAATATACCCTTCTTGGTGTAGTACTGTTAAAGCTACTCTACCATCAGGCATAGTTTTTCTTTGAAGAGCATCAGCAAGATTTTCAGCTTGTTGACCTACATCACTTTGTACAGATTCCATTACGGCATCATGAACTATTGATGGCATACTATCTGAGTATACAACCAACGCCATATGATCTTCGTTTGGAGTCTGTCTAAATAGGACTACAATTTTTTTACCATTGTGAGTACCTACGTGTTTTACACTTACGGCCATTACTATTCTCCTTGAGAGCCTTCTGTACTTTCAGTACCTTCTACAGATTCCTCATTTGTTTCAGCTGGAGCATCAGTTGATTCTGGTGCTGTACTGTCAGCTGGTTGTGGAGCAGGTGCCACAGGTGCTACTGTATTTAAGAATTGTGATAGTCTGTTATACAAGTCTCCTACAGTTGCCATTTCGTCTGCTCTAATGGCTCCACGTTCACTAGATATTTGTACAAGTCTAGCCATTAAACGTAAATCGCCAATAGTTAATCCTGCCGCCTGTCCAGCGCCTGGCTGTCCTTCTTTTGGGGCAGTAGTTGTAGAAGCAGTGGCATCAGTTGCCGGTGCTTCTGTGTTCACATTGTCTTTATTTGTTTCTTCAGTTGTCATTTTGTGATATCTCCTTATGATAAGTACATATATGACCATTAAGAAAGGAGTCATTATATACTATGTTTATTTACTATAAAAAGATTTATTTAATTATATTTCTGACATTATTTCCTTTCTACGTCTTTGCTAGTACTCCAGGTACCGTTATTGCTAGGGACATTTTGTTCGCTAGTACTCCAACGGAAGATAATTTAGATAAAGAACCAAAGCTAGAAGCACCTAATAAGATAGATCCTGATATGTATTTCCAATTAGCATATCCTGTAATTGGATGTCAAGCGACATATACAGTACAAGATCGTATATTATTAGACGTAATTTACACTAACAAATTATTTGGGTTATCATCTGATCCAGCTGAATCGGAAAAATTGGATAAAACTGTCAATGATTACAGGACTTATCTAACTAATTCATTTGAAGGATTAACAGTAATATTATCTGATCTTAAAGAGTTAGCAGTACCAGAAGCTGAATATTCAGAAGAGGACAGGGCAGAGATAATTGCCATTTTAGAACAAGAAGATTATAAGGTTTATTCTAAAATATGGAATAATTTTTGGATGAGTCATGCTCAAACCCCACCTGAACAGTTTGTAATGACATTAGCAAAATGGACTTCGGATTGTTTTGTAAAACAATCAGGTTGGAGAAAAACTTTGGATTCTAATCCAGGTTCAACAGACCTTTAAAAAGGTTCTTCTTCGGTTGAATTATCCTGATATGCTATACTAAAATATGTGGCTTCGGAGTGATCTTCGAAGCCTACTACTATACTAGCATCTGGATTAGTAAAGGTTGATATAGAGTTTTCACTTTCGGATATAAAAAACCTATTTTCTAAGTTCTTTAAAATCCAATATTTCATACGTCTAATATTTTCGTTCATAGCCCAACTCGAATGAACAGGCAGAACAATTTTTTCAAAATGTGGTGGAAGAATATCTACTATTCTTTTGTTTAAAGCATTGAGTGGATTAATTTCCATATTCAGTTTCCGATACCAAATAAGCTATTAATATTAAAAAACTATAAATGATTCCAGTTAAGATCATGCCGCCTCCTCGTAATGAGCAGTAACACCAAATGGTGCTTTAATACTCTTATCACCGTGAATAATAAAAACTGTATCACAGTAGTTTTCATCACCCCATGAACCCCAAGGGTAACCATCTGTAAACATAATAAACTTCTTAGGTTCAATTTCATTTTCTTTCATGAACTCCCAATTAACATCAAAGTCGGTTCCCCCGCCTCCCATAGGTTCGTAGTCCATTAACTCATCAATGTTTGTAGGATCAAATACTTTGTAACCATATACGGCTGTATCAAAAGTCCAAATTTGAATCCTGTAATCTTCGTACATATCAGTAATACCTTTAACTTCACTAAAGAAGTCTTTAATCATTTTATTGCTGATTGAACCTGACATATCAACACAAAGACTAATATCAATTTTTTCATCAAAATCCATACCTGGAAGAACGGCGTCCATGTGCCAACTTCTACGATTTGGTTTCATAAAAGTAAAATCATTTTTAATTGTTGACTGAATTTGTTGTTGAAGTAACTCTCTCCAATCCATCTTAGGTTGAGTCCATTGCTCAATTAAACGTTTAATACCAGCTGGCATATTTCCAGCTTGAGCACCACCCGCCGCCTGAGCGGCATTTAAGACAGCTTCTTTCATTTCGTCTTTAAGAGCTCTACGTTCTTTTTCAGTCATTTTAGGTTTGCTCTTACTAACAGGATTACCATTTTCGTCTAGTTCCTGTTCTCCGTTAGCATCACCTTGACCTGAACCATCTTCATCTAAATGTTCGTCTAAAATTTTGTCCATCAAGTCGTCCATATCAACATATTTCTTTTCGACTTGCTCATAAAGGTCATCATATACTTTTTCAAATGACCAACCATAATATTTTGTTTCGTGTAAAATAGGAACAACCTGAATAGGAGTACCAACTTTATTTTGTACTAAATCTCCGTTAACACAATAGTCGGCGGCAATATTAGCCAACATAGCATTTCTACCATCATTACGACCTAAGTGATCATAAACAACGTGAAGTAATTCATGACCAAACAAGAACAATAGTTCTCCGTCTGATAGTCTTTCAATAAATTTTGTATTGTAAAAGAAGTTCTTACCGTTAGTGGCCGCGGTTGGACACCAAGCATCAGCATTAACAAGCTGAAGCCTTAAAGCAAGATTTCCGTAAAAAGGATGTAAAATAAGAAGTCCAATTCTAGCTTGAATTAGCCTTTCTCGACATTGTAGATCTAAAGCAGAATCAGTCTTAAATCCAACTTCACAACCTGCTTGGATTTTTTTATCTGCTGTATTTGTCTGTGCCATTTTTGCTCCTTTTCTTAATTACTATACTATTATAATAACATCTTTAGCCAAAAAGTCAACCACTTTTTTTATCCAGTATTACTGCCACTAAATGTACCCTAGATTTGGTATCTCCGTTTAGGGCGGTATGGTTTTTGGTAGTATCTGTTAACCACCAAGTATGTTTTGGCAAGTGTTTAACTTCATCTTCAATTACCATAAGATTACCTATATCAGTAATCATTGGATAATGTATTCTAGGACTAGTATCACAATGCCAAGTAAGACATTTTTTGCTCTCTAAAGTCATTACCCTAACACGACCTAATACAAACTTATCATTTAAAACATTATAAGCTTCTTCAAATACAGTACCTTTAAATTGAGTACAAACTTCTGTAAATTCTTCTTCTTTTAAACCTTCAGCTCTCCATGGTACAATAGTTTCTTTAGTACCATTGTCGTAGGTAATAGTTTTCTTATTAGCCCAATCTTTCCATAACCCACCATAACCGTAAAAAGGATCATCTTCATGACCCTTTACAGTATTAATACAAACCTGACCTCCGGGAGTGTCCTCTCTCCCAAAAGTCAAGTCTGTGGTATTCGACCAAGCATCAGCTAGGTCAAATTTCGGAAAATGTAATTGCTTAAAGTGGCTCATAAAAATATTTACCCCTGGTTAGTAGGACCTAAGTCCTACGAATCCAATGAACGAGCTTTTCTAATGTACTTGCCAAATCTCTCATGGAACTCATTAAAGCTCTTTAATTCTTTTGGCTTAACCGCTATACCATATCTTACTATGGCAGTCTGAGCTCCCATAACTGTAAGTTCAGCATCGAAGTTATCCATCATAAACCTTAGGAAGTTTTCAACGTACTTCTGTGAACCAGCTTTATTCTTTTCAGCTTTTTCACGTAGCTCATAACACATTGACATAGTAAGTGAGTACCTACCACTCATTTCAACTTGAGCATCTAACGTTTTAATCTTACCTTCTAAGATCTCTGTTGGATTAGGAAGTTTATTTCTAGCCTTCCTAGTTGCCATAAACTTAACGGCAATACCTTCACCAACGGCTCCTGATACTAAATCAGTAAATGTTTCATCGTCTAAATCATCATCTGAGATTAGCTCTGAAACAAATGTCCACGAACGTGGAGTAGCAAATGAACGACTTGAACCTTTTGGATCAAAGTCATATAAATCTTGTTTATGAACTGTAATGTGTCCAATAACATCTGAATGGATATTATTGTTAACAGCCCAATCTAACCAGCTTTCGTAATCAACTCTCATTTCCAAATGTAGGAATCTGTTAGCCAATGGTGCCGGCATTCTGTAAGTAACACCCTTATCAGTTTCACGGTTACCAGCCGCGATAATAACAACGTTTTCGGGTAATGTATAATTACCTACCTTACGGTTAAGAACTAATTGGTAGGCCGCCGCCTGTGTACTTGGAGGAGCCGAGTTAAGCTCATCTAAAAATACGACAATAGTGTCATATTGTTTAGCAAGTTCTTCAGTTGGCAAATCAACTGGTGGTGCCCAGTCCATTGTACCTGTTTCTTTATTATAATAAGGAATACCCTTAATATCTGTAGGCTCCATAAGTGCCATACGTAGATCGATTAACAAGGCATTACCAATATCACCTGAATCAGTGATCCCTTGTGCTAATTCTGATTTACCAATACCGGGAGGACCCCAAAGGAAGATAGGACGTTTTTTAGCAAACGCCTTAACAATGCTCCTACGAGCTCCTTCTGAAGTTACTGTACGGTGTTCTGTAATTGTTGAGGACATATTTTTCTCCGTTTCGTTGTTTAAATTATTACTCATCTTTTTCTAACTATACATATAGTATAGCATCATAAGGCCAAAAGTCAACCAAAAAGACGTCTTTTTTTCATCTTTTTTTGCTTTATTTTATGCCATGTTTCTTAGAGATCTCGTCATATTGCTTATCATAGTACTCAGATTTCGCTTGAAAATAGCTCATATCTACTATCCAAAATAGCAAATATGCTACCAAACCAGCCATAATTCCATAGGCACCATTGGAAAAGAAGTATTCTCCTCCTGTGTATAATATCATTATTCCGGCCATACTTGCTAGTACAATGCCAATATTAATAGCAAATCTCTTAATAAAAAGTGTATTCATGTGTTTTCTCCTGTGTTATGACACTAGATGTAGTGTCTTATTATGTGTACAGTATACTATATCTAGTGGTGTTTGTCAACCGAATTAATACCAAGCGTCGGTATTAGCCATATATAATTTGAGGTCACCATTATATAAGGAAATCATATTAGCTTCTTGTTCACCAAATACGATTATTGATTGTTTTCTAGGTGGAAAGTAGTATGGGCAAGTTATATGATGATCTAGTTGTAATAACAATCTAGGATTATGTTTTATTGCCTTAACTGATTCTTGTATGGATATTGTGTATCGTTTAACGAACAGTTGCTGAGTAAATGCTTTAAATCCTTCTTCTGTTAATCGTAAACCTGAATGTGCTCTAGTGTTACGCCACCAAGTGGAAATCGCTTCTTCTTCAGTTGTATTGTCAAGATGCTTTACGAGAGAATTTGTAATCTCAATTTTATTAGAGGGGAACGTTTTCGCCACGGTCTAGTTTAACTACAGTAAATCTATCAGTAGCATATTTAGAATTTAATTTCTTTGCTAGGTTGATAGCATGGCCTGGATTGGAAAATGATACTTTCTTATACTTAGGTCCTGGATAACTTACTAGCATATTAAATGTTTTCAAGTTGATCGGACGATCCTCATAGTACACGGCCCATATGCCTTCACTGGCCAAGACTTGATCTGTCTGGTAACTTTTGTTATCTGTCTTTTCCAACAGTATTACTGGTTTAGGTCTACTCACTTCGATACTCCTGTTCTATGAGTATTTATCTTCTTTCTATGAGTAGTTAATGGTTTTTATATGATGCTTTAACTGGACCAGTTTTCGCCATCCATTTCAACTTCAACAGTTTGTTGCTCTATAATTTTACGTTGAGCTTGTATCAGTTGTTCTTGTACGTCTATTAATTTGTTCTGGAGTTGTGTTATACTATGAACAACATTCGACGCTACAGAGGTCTCTAAGGTCGTCGTAGAAGCATTTTTCTGTTGGTTTGCTTGTACTAATGCTCTAAAGTTTTCTATGTGTATACTCATTTAACTCTGCTTTGTTTAAGTGCCATTGCCATATCAGCCTTTGTTTTAAATGGCCCTCTATATGGATAACGTTCTAGTGTTACTAGTTTAGGACAAAAACTTCTAGTCCAACCGTTGCTTGGATATTCTACAATATAATATCCTGCTGAATGAACACTATTTGATTTATTGTTTTTAGTATACAAAGGTAGCTTTCTTTGTACTTCATACATTTCGTTAGTTGGCTCGTTAGCACACGGATATCCAAATAACATATATTGATTACCATCTTTGGTAATATTTTGAGCTACATCAACTTCTACTGGATCTTTAAAACAATCTTCGCCCCACTTGGTAATAATTTCATTCATTGTATATTTTACAGGGCGTTCAGAATGTCTACTAAAAATTTGATAGTTCTTTTGGTCCATTTTATTTACAGTACCTACTTTGGTTCCGTCTTCTTCCATAATCCAAAAGTTATTTTTAATTATTGTTTTGAGTTTAACTGTCATATTTACTCCTTATATCCTGACTGTAAGAAGTGAGCATAACTTTCTATATGTTCACTAATCTTTTGTAAGTCGTATTTGCCACAAAATTTTAAGAACTGGGCACCTACCATGGGATTGTTTTTACTGTTAATTGATTTAATAGTTTCGTCGATAAAATCTTTAATCTCATCTGGTTGAGCTGTAAGATCTATTAATGTAACATTACGTTGATAATCATCTAATACTCTGTGTTCTACTTCATTGTGATCAACCCAACGTTGTAGCATCATATTATTCCAATTGAAACCTTTACGATCTTTATCTTCAAAAGCTTCTAGTAATCCTACTTTGTTTTTTGTACCTTTTTTACGAACACCAGGGAAAGCACTAAAGACATTATCACTAGTATCGCCTCTCATACATTTCTCAAATAGTAACCATTTAGGGTCAGGTATTGCTTTAGGTTCTTTTGTTTTCTTATCTATTACAGCCTTACCTTTGTCGTCGAATATACCTTCAATAGTATGTAATTCATTTGTAATACCATTGTACTGATGTACGTTGTTATCTAACAGTTGATGAAAGTCTGTATCACTACTAATAATATAATGTTCATCATCTGGGTGTTGGTGTATAAACCTAGCAATTAAATCATCTGCTTCTGCTATTTCATTACGAATAACTGTACAATTACTTTTATCTCTTAAGAATGTACACAAATCATCAAATGTTTCCCAAAATACTTTATCTTCTTCTTGTTCTGCTTCTGTTAAAGCCTGACGAGCTACTACACGATTCTTTTTGTAAGGATCATAGAAGTCTTTACGCCAACTACGACCTTCTAAACAAAATACTACATGGTCTGCTTGAAACTTACGATACACCTTATTAACACTATTCATAGTAATATGAATACTAAGGCCTACCTTCTCATCTAAATTAGCACCACGAAAGGCAACGTGCCTAGCACGGAAAAATGTATTGGCTGTGTCTACAATTAAATACTTCATTCTGTTCCTCGTTCAAATATTATATACATTATAGCATCAATTTAGAGTCTGTCAACTTATTTCTCATATATTTGTAAAATTCAAAATGAGCTTCGTGTTGAAAGTACTTTAAAAATCTTGGAGATATATTCATGTTATTAAAAAAGTTTGACATACTAATTCCCCAAAACCAATATGTATTGGGTTGATCAATTTTTACCTTATCGTCCAAATCGCCCAAACCAACATTTTCGGGTATGTTACCTTGTCCAGGCATATCATCTGACCAGTAAAAGAAAAACTTATGTTCTGATCCTTTAATAGCTTTCATAGTTTCTTTAAGTTCATCTTGATACCATTCGTGCCTTTCAGCAGTTTCTTTCATAGAATCAATTCTCTTACATTCTTTTAAGTAATCTTTTTCTTTTAGTTCTAACCATTTATTAATAATGTCAGTATAGATAGCATTATCAGGATGAAAGGAATTTAAAGGATTGTCAGTATCGTTTAAATTTAGTCCTTCTTCGTTTAAGAAGCCTCTAAAATGTTGATCAACGTAAGATGTAAATGTAGTGTCGCCTTTTTTAACGCCATTTGTTTTTAGTACATTAAAGATTAGTTCTCTACCTCTTTTGTAGTCGAAATCAGTACCGTCCATTCTACACTCTATGCCCCACTCGTCATAATACTTACTCCAGTGGCTGTCTTTAGCACTACCCCAGTCTCCATATATAGAAAACAGTCTAGGGCTTACACCCGATAATGCTATAAAAACATAACATTCATCAAAGTTGTATGTGTTTAAATTTTCTCTAACTTCTTGTAAGATTCTGTCTGTAGTTGCTTCGTGTCTACAGAAGTTTTTAGTTCTAGCTGAATAAAGCTCAGCTAATCTATTTATCCACGAGTATTGAGCGTCTGTGGGGTGTACATAACGTTCCATACCAACCCAAGCACCATCTTCATCAGCAGTTCTGTAATTAGTAACAGTACCTACACCACCAGGTTGTCCATTTCCAAAATTAAGAAAAAACATTAACTAACCTCAGTCTTGCCATCGTCACGTTTAACCTTGTTAACAGTTGTTCTATTATCAGGATCAGCGTCATAGTTTTCCCAAGTTTCTAAAGCTACATTCTTACATACTTTTTGAAACCAGTTGTCTACAACATCTTCATCTGTTTTTCCTTGATAACCTTCGCCTCTTAATTGGTTTATAAAATAAATGTTCCAATCTAATTCGAAAGCACCTTGGCTTGGATTATTTTTATCTAAATCAAATCCAATAACGTTAACATAGGGTAACTCTTTTTCAGTAGCAAGATCTTTATCAGACTTATGTTCTTTTTTAGTCTTTGCTTTACTCTCTTTACTAAAAAGTTTTTTAAATGGGTTTTCCATAACTTCTCCTATATTCCTCTATCTCTTAATCGTTTAACAAATTCAGGATCGCCATCTTCTTCGTGTTTACCTTTCAGTTTGTAAGGTAAAGGTTCGTGTTCCATTGGCTCATCCTCTTCGACATTTGTTTTACTCCTATCTCTTATCATCTCATAACAAGATTTAAGTATAAGAAATGTAAACACACATACACATAAAACAAATAAAATAATTGTATGTAATACTTTGATTAGTAGTTCGGCTGTATTTTTTAAAAAGGATTGTTGAGTAAATTTTAAAGCGATCTCCTCTGCCGAAAACCAAATAGTTTTTAAGTCCATAATTTAAGTTCCTATAGCATTACCAAATAGATAAACGTGTACTCTAGCCGCCACATTATATCCTCGTTTAAATGCTCGTTCCGCCACTTTGCCAGCACCAGCAGTTTGTTCTTCTTCCCTTGCTCCTGTAGGCATAACCCATACAGGCCAATCAACACCAGCATCTCTAAATTTAGCTATTGCTGATTCCATTTCGTCCCATTCGCGATCTTTATCGCCAACAACAAATTTTAATTGTCCTTTAGCAGATGCTTTTCTATATTCACCTACTATCTCAGGTTTAATAGCTTTCTCTGGTTTCTCTCCAGATACTGTAAACAGTTTAGGACTACAAGAAAAGAATACTTCTTCTGGTATACTACTTGCCCAGTCTATAAATTCAGGTCTTAGTTTTTGTGTACCATTAGTTTCAAATGTCATTGAACTTGGTAAGTTACCTTGTCTTTCTAATTCTTTATATATTCCAACACTAGCTGTCTGCCCTGTTACCATTAAAGGTTCGCCACCTGTAAAACATAAGTGTTGCTTCATTTTACTTATTGGATGTAAAAATAATCCATCTGGGTTGCTATCACATTTCATTATATTAACAATTTTATTTGCCATAGCAGTAGGAGTTTCTTGTCCCATAAGGTCTTTAAACTTCTTCGCCCAAGTATAAGAACTATCACAGCCTTTATCCCATACAGGCAAGTCTTCAACTCGCTTTACAGAACTAACATCAAAGTCCTCAAATGGTAGTTCATATGTGTCTGGGTTAGTTGGATCTATTTGTCCAAAGCCATTACATTGTAAGTTACATAGAAAGAATCTAATCCAAGCAGTAGGCACACCTGTATAATGTCCTTCACCTTGAATACTGTGAAATATTTCAGAGTAATAAAACTTCTTTTCTACTGTCTTACTAAAATCATGTTGAGCAAAATTTGCCATTAAACAATCTCTTCTAAAATTCCTAATGCTTCAGCAAGTATAAAGCCAGCACCAGCAAACTTTAACCAATAAGCAATATCAGGCCAAAGGTCTCCATTATGACTACTAAATGCCATACCGGCTAGTATTAGTCCTACACCAGCACCAATTCTAATAGCACTCTTTATTAAACTAACGTAAAAGTGTCCTTTACCTGGGTCTTTACTTGCTGGCATAATTACTTTTTCTGGTATTGGCATTATGTTCTCTCCTCAACAATTTTATCAGCAAGTCCGTAAGCTACGGCCTCTTCTGCTGTCATAAAGTTATCTCTATCCATATCCTTAGATAACGTATCAAAGTCTTTACCTGTGTTAGTAACATACACTTCAGTTAATACTTTCTTCCAACGTAACAATTCGTTTGCTCTAATTTCTACGTCAGTAGCTTGACCACTAAACCCACCTAAAGGTTGATGTATCATGTGCCTAGCATTAGGTAACATAAAACGTTTGCCTTTAGTACCTGAACTTGCTAACAATGAACCCATTGAACAAGCCTGGCCCATTACTACTGTTGATATATCACATTTAACAAAGTTCATAGTATCAAGCATACTCATTCCATCAGTTACACTACCGCCTGGTGAATTAATATAAAGTGTAATATCTTTATCAGGGTCTTGACTCTCTAAAAATAAAAGTTGAGCAGTTATAATGTTAGCCATGTTTTCTTCTACAACACCACTTAACATTATAATTCTATCTTTCATTAAACGTGAATAGATATCATAACTTCTTTCACCTTTACTTGTTTGTTCAATAACTATTGGAATTAATGCCATTAATGTACCTCTCTACTTTCGTTAATATGTTCTGGTAGAATTAAATCTTCTACGACAGCACTATTGGCTCCGTGTTCAAATACTTCTACACTCTTTAGTCTTACACGACCGCCTGTGCCTTCTAATACTTTAGGAGCAACAAATGAAAAAGTATGTTCAGCAAATTTCTCACAACCAGCACCATCCATTTCTCTTAAATCAATTAGTCCTGCTTTGTTTAGTTCTCTAAAAGTTTCAATATAAGGATCGTTAATATCAACAGCCGTTTTATGATCGAATGTATCTTCTATCCATTCTTTGATCCATTTACAGTTGCCAAAATCGTAAACCCAATTACGTTCGTCTAGCTCTTCAGCTTCAAATATAAATTTAAACCCTAATGAGTATCCGTGAATTAAATTACAATGACTGTCAGCACTCCATTGCCTAAAAGCACATGAAAAGCCTCTGTCATTACCATATGTTTTTGTACTTTGATAAGCCATTATTTTTCCTCTCTAATTAAGGAGCAGAATTTTTTAAGACGGATGATCCCATTGTAGACGTCTAGTTTCATGTCATTATTATAACAGATAATATGGGGGGTTGTCAATATATTTATCCTACCCATTTTCCAACTCTTTAATATCTGTGACCTTGTCAAAAGGAACTACTCTTTTAACAAACATTCTTTCTGAATCTTGTACTTGATACATTTCACGTTTAGAATCTTGGGATAGCAAAGTACCCTTTCGTTCCATTTCGACATAGCCAGCGATTGGCAAGTCGGCTAAACTGTACATACCACCAATTCGACCAAATTCATCTATAGGCCATTCTACTTTATATGTACAAGTGTAAGTTTTGTATTGAGTCTTATCCATTGTATTCTCCTACATTTTCCCAAGGATAAACAAGCCAAACATCTTCTTCAGCTTTGTTAACTTCATCACAGTAATAATCAACACCGTCGAAATTACTTGATAAGTTTTCAGTTAGTGTAGCAAAACGAACATTGTCGCCACCGTTAAGACCCCAGTCCTTTGATAACCATTCAAATGTAGCACCAGTGTCATTTATATCATCTACTACTAAAATATTTTTGCCTAGTTTAGCATCTTCGGCCATCCAAGCAATACTGTCCCCAGACTTACCTGTTTCGCCATCACGTAAAGCAACCTTAACAGCCTCACATCTAATACCTGTCATATTACTTAAAATTGTAGCAGGTACATTACCGCCACGTGTAATACCTACAATGTAGTCAGGTCTCCATTCACTATTGTAAAGTTGTACAAGTAATTGTGAACACATTTTTTCAACGTCACGCCAAGTATAAATTTTCTTCTTAATCATTTTGTTTTACCTTTAATATTTCATAATTGTCATCACCTGTTTCTTTAACTTTTAGAAAGCCAGCACGTCTTAGGCCGTCTATAGTTTCTGAAATAATAACAAAGTTCTTTCTATAAGCCATTCTATAACCAAATAATGTTCCTATAGTATAAACAGCAAGTAGCCATCCAGTTGTATACCAATCCATTTTTTCTCCTTAATTAAAACTTCCAACCAACGGAAGTAGTTACGTTATAAGTGTCGCCATTTACTGTATTAAATCTACTAACACCACCAATACTAAAGTTAAAGTTTTCTTTTACAAATTTAGCAGTAATACCAATATCAGTTTCTGTTTGAACCTTTTGACTATACGTTGTATCTGTATAGCTTACTGTATCACCATTTCTACTTGTAGGAGCATTAATGTTCATGTCTCCGGAAACAACACTAACAGGCTGTGCTAAGAAGCTTGTAAGTGACCAATTCTCATCAACATTATGATTAACTTGAGTACTCCAACCGTAACTTAATAAATCATCTGAACTGTTAATTAGCGAATGTCCTACTGTTTCAACTTGAGTATATCCTAAATTTACATTAGCACTTAACCAAGTATTGTTACCTGTCTGCCAAGTATTACCTTTTTGTAAGAAAGCCGTTTGTGTTTCACCAATATCAAACATACCATTAAAGTATTTTCCTAGATACTGTCCTTCTTCTTTGATATAACCAAATGTAGTACCGTCTAATGTGACAGCAATTTTGTTTGTATCATTTTCAGTTAAATGTAAAGCAAAGTCATTTGTACCAATAGCAGTCATACCAGCATAATTTGTAAAGCTATGGAAAGCAGTATCTATATTAACGTGAGCTTCAGCAATTGGCACTAACCATTCTCTATTAAAACTAGCTTCATCAATTTCTACAATCAACGAACTAACTTCATTTGGTATTGAACTACCACCTGCTATGTATCCTGTTGAACTAATAGTATTACCAGTTGTTCTACCATCTGTTGGAATACCTGTAGCACCTACTGGCTGTGTAGCTTTGTCCATATCTAATCTACCTTGTCCGTCTACACCTACATCATATCCGTCATAACTTTTATCAGCAGTTTGTAAAATTAATTTAACTGTGTTCTCACCTGTCATATGTGGCCACATCTGTCTAACTAAAGCAATACTACCTGTTACAACAGGAGCCGCCATACTAGTACCTGACATATCAATATATCCATTACCAACATTATCTAATGATGTAAACGCCTCTGGTGCTCTAATATAAAAGTCACTTACTGTATAATCATCTTGACAAACATCATTTACTACTTCTCTACAAATATGTCCAGCACCATTTGAATAGCTATTGTTTGTACCACTAGCAGGATCATATGAACCAACTATAATCATTCTTCCGTCTAGCATTAAATCGCCATTGTCGTCTGTTACAGTAGCATACCAACCCGGAGTCGCCGCCACACTATAACCTTGGTTACCAGCACTATTAACAAATATAATTTCACTTCCTGACATAAATGTACTCAATGCTTCTATACTGTCTATGCCTCCGTAAAGTATGTTTCCGTCATCATCCATTGCTATCTTTGTATTAACATTGTGGTATGAACCGTTTTGGAATAATGTCTTGTTCCACTTGTATAAGTTTTTATTACCATCAATAAGTGATAATGATTTATAAGTGTCGTTTTGATTATTAACATCACTACCAACAACATAACTGTCGTCGAATGTAACATTATAGTCCCATCTTCCATTTATACTAACGTTAACTACATCAACGTTATTTTCTTTAAAGTAATTCCAATACTCTTCTTTATTGTAATTCAAACCTGTTTCTCTAACAACATACAATTTAGAATCAAATGCTACACCTACTGTACCTTTGCCATCTTTTTTAGCAACAATAGTACCAGCAACGTGTGAACCGTGTCCGTCCCAGTCTGTTGAACCGTTATTGTATACACCGCCTATTTGTCCATCTAATTCATCGTGATGAATATTAACACCTGTATCAATAATACCTACATTAACACCTTTACCAGTCCAACCTCTAGCCCAAGCATCATTAATACCTGCTTCTGCTATATGTTGAAAACTTGTACCTGTACCGTTAGCAAGATTGTCATCTGTGAAAACTGTTAAACTATCTAATGAACAAGCACTATATGAACTACCACAATATGCTCTTGTTTCACTATCTAAAAAGTCATTAGCATTATTTGAATAGCCTATTGTTTTAGTACCTAAGTTTTCATCTGAGTCTGTATAAGCAACACTATTCGAATCAACTGTTGATATTAATACCCTAGCAGTTCTAACAGGCTCACTGTCAGTTACGTCATGTTCTACTACGTTACCTGTTACAGTACTAACCTTTTCAGCAGTACCAGTTATAGTTTTACTTGTTCCGTCGCTATAATTAATTTTTGTATCAGTTCTTTTATAAGTTACTGTATCTTCTCTATATGAACTATAAGTTGTTGTGATTTGGTATGTGTCTGTATATGTTTTAGTAACAGTACCAGTTACTTCAACTACAGTTGAATCATATGTTGATTTAATTCTTGTACCATCTGTAGAAATAATTACCTTTTCTACAACATCATAATTTGGAACTACTATACTTTCTTGACTTGTTTCAGTTACGGCATTACTAGTTGTATTTTGAAGTGTAGAAGTTGTATTAAAGTTTGATTGAACAACATCTGTTTCTACAACGTCACCTGTTACAGTTTTAGTTACTGTTGGCTCACCATATTCAGTTGTAACCTTTCCATCAGTCCAAGTATGTTTTGTATCAGTTCTTTTATAAGTGATTGTATCTATTCTATGAGTATTATAAGTTTCAGTTGCCGTATACTTGTTTGTATATGTTTTAGAACAGTTACATCCTGAAGCAGTTGTTTCGTCAAAGTCTGTTGGCCAATAATCAGAAACTGTACCAGCACTATAAGTTACTGTTTCAGTTTTAATTGTAACAGTTCTAGTTGAACCTGTACTTACTACAATTTTTTTATCTTCTGTATATTCTACTATAACGTGTTCAGGATCACCTGTCTTAACAGGATCACTTCCTTCGTTAACATTATATACTAAATCATCTCTACTTTTTAATTCGTCAGCTTCTACTCTTGCTTTAATACTAGCAAACTCTGATGATGTTTCATCTACATAACCTGTAGTAGCACCGTCAGTCCAAAAGTTTTGATATGGCTCGTAATATCTAGTATACATATTATAACCAAAATCTATAACTTCACTTAATGCCATTGACTTCTGACAAGATGTTTGAGCACCACTTCCTGTTTTACAACCAGCAAGGTCTACTTGAACCATAACGTTTGCTAGTATAAGTTTATCAGCACTACTTAAACTATCGTACTCTGTCTTTAAACTTTTGATAGCATCAAAGCCATCTTTCATTGATTTGAATTTTGATTTATCAACACTTGTAGCACTAATACCATTTACACTTGTTAAAGTTTCTAAGGCATGGTCAATAGCACTTATATTGTTTTGAATGTTTGTACTTAATACTGTTGTGTTATTAGGACTAATAGAAACACCACTAGGTGTTCCACCACCACCGCCTCCACAGGCAGTTAAAAGAAATACTAGACCTATTATTAAAATTGATTTAAATTTAAACATAGTATAACCTCCTAATAAATTATTCAGTTTCGTTAACTTGTGATTTTAGTGTAAGTAGTCCAAAGAAAATACCAGCAATGGCAAATCCTAAACAACCTAACCAGTTATTGCTTTCATAACCTGTAGGACCGTCAATTGAACCAACGGCAAATATCATACACATTAAAAATAAAACTCCGTAAATTGTAGTTTTCATAGTTTTTTGCTCCTTTTTGTTAACTTTATACTATTATAATAACATCTTTACAGAATATGTCAACCAAAAAATAGTAGAAAAATAGGCAAAAAACGTCAATAAAACAGCGACATTTTAAGCCTATTTTTGCTACATATTGGCCTGCCCGGTAGGATTCGAACCTACGACCTACAGTTTAGAAGACTGTTGCTCTAATCCTGCTGAGCTACGGGCAGTCTTTTTTGGCACAGGTGGAAGGAATCGAACCCTCATCTTCGGTTTTGGAGACCGCTGTGTTACCATTAGCACCACACCCATATTGGTGCCCTCGGCCAGAATCGAACTGGCAAGCCTAATTCGGCGACGGATTTTAAGTCCGTTGTGTTTACCTATTTCACCACGAGGGCTATTGTTAAGAAGTACAGCCTGTGACACAGACGTACAATAATTCCTGACTTATGTTAGCTAAGATCCATTCGGCGACCCACAGAGTAAGTAAAACTTCCATAATGTATTCCTTTTCTAACTAGATTGGATATGAGGTTGATTCCATGAACCAACATTGAAATTGAAGTAATAAGCAGTATCGAAATAATCAGTCATAGCATCACTATTGTCATACCAACCGTTTTTATTATAACCATCTCCACGGATTGGTGCTGTTTTGATTATTTCAATAACCTTATTAAAAAATGATTTGTGATCTGGATGATGTTGATCTATCCAGTATTGATTTACTTGTATGTAATCTTCATTAAAACTAAACGGACTCTGTTTAAGTGTAACACTCACAGATGAGCTATGATCTTTACGAACTCCGAACTTACATTTTGGAAATGTTGCTTTAAGTTCTTTACGAATTGCTTGAACGTCTTCTTTATTAATGTATGCCATCTTTTGCTCCTTTTTATTAACTATACATATAGTATAGCATCTTAAAGCCAAAAGTCAACCACTTTATTAAAGTTTTTTATATATTATAGTTTTTTGATATTGATAGCGATTGGCTTACCTTTATTCTCACCTATTTCATACGATACAGATTCACCTTCTGTGATCTGATCAATATTAGCTTCTTGTAAAGCTGAAATGTGTAAGAACAAGTCTTTACCTTCTTCGCCAGTTTCAATAAAACCGAACCCTTTAGTAGGGTTAAACCATTTTATTTTTCCTGTGTTCATTCTGTTCCTTGTTCGTTTAGTTGTTCTTCTTGTTCCAATCTATACGTTTGTTGTAATAGATCAAACAAGAATCTTGTTGAGTAGTTAGCGTCGTCAATTTGATGTTCAAGTTCATTTGATAAAATGTTAACTTCTAAATATAACGAATCTAAATACGATTCTAAGTCATGTATTTTATGCCTCATATCAGTCATGACAACACTGATGTAGATCAATAGTCCTAAAACTATTGTTCTGAAAGCCGTCGCAAAAGTAATGAATTCTTTCATTAAATTTTTACCTTAATAAGTTTAAGGATACAAGAAGTAGGTATTACCGTACTTGATCCACCTTCACCTATTAGCCCTTCTTTGTTAAAATTAAAGTCACTCATGAAAACATGAACGTCTTTATCTTTCTTTACTAGCCATCCTGTACTTATACAAGTCGCAGGCTTTGACGCTTGAATTTCCTTCAACTCACGCCAGCTAGGATCTGACTCAATATCCTTCCAGTAGCATACATAGTAGTCGAACTCTTTTACCGGAAGGTGAAAATCAGGTAAAGCGGCCGAAACCGCTTTACCTTTAATAGTTCTTGACTTTTCAGCCTTAGGCATCAATTCCTGAAGCCATTGCTTTGTAACCAGCAGAAATAATTCTACGTGAAGCAGTACCTAATCTGTACTTACTAGCACCAGTTTTCTTAGAATTAAGATAAATTGGGTAGCCAGCAAATCTTAGTGATTGTACTACTGATTGTGGGTTACCAGCACCAAATCTAGATTTGATTTGAGCACTTGTAAGTTCTTGTCCCTTTTCGAAAGCTTCTAGAACTCTTTGATTGATTGTTTTTGTATTAGCCATTGTTATTACCCTCCATAGGTTTTTATATAGTTTACTAATATTATGTAAAGAAAACATTTCTAACATAGTCCATACATTATAGCAAACTTTAAACCTAAGGTCAACCTTTTATACGGAAAGATTGGAGAAATTTCTCCAAAAAGAAAGGGCGAATTAATCGCCCTTATCAATTTGTTCATCATTTGGTAGGTTTGGTAAAGTGTTTTACTCTTTATCTTCTTCTTTATTCAACTTGTCTTGACCATATGGACCTTTGATCCAATTGATACAAGTACCAGGGTCTGTGTTTGAATACGGATCGTTTGGTGTGTTATCCGTTTTACCTTCTTCTACCCATTGTTTAATAATTTTTTGGTTTTTAACTACCATAGCATATCGCCATGATCTTGGTCCAAAACCTTTATCTTGTTTATCTACTAACTGTTCCATACGTTTAGTAAACATACCGTTACCATCTGGTAACATCTTAACGTTTTCAATGCCAAGGTCTTTTGCCCAAGCATTCATAACGAAAGCATCGTTTACTGATATACAGTAGATATCGTCTATTCCTTCGTCAAGAAACTCTTGATATCTATCTTCGTATCCTGGAAGTTGCTGAGTTGAGCAAGTTGGAGTAAATGCTCCTGGTAAACTGAATACTACTACTGTCTTATCCTTAAACCAAAAATCTGAATCTACTGAATCCCACTCACCGTCTGTTCTCATCTTCCACTGAATGAAAGGAACGTTATGTCCTTCTTTATGTGCCATTGTTAACTCTCCGGATTGTCATTTTATTATAACTGTATTTAGTTGAATAAGGGGCTAAAGCCCCCTATTCTTATCTGTGTATATTATTTTACTCTATTTTTTAAGTAATTGAGTAATACGCCATAAGCTGGTAGGAACACAATTAAACCAACTACAATTTTAGTTAGTGTGTTGTTTTGTGCCACTATATGCCAGTTTTCGCCTATCCACGTTAAGTTTCCTTCAGCATCTGTTGAACCAGCGAATGCTGTAAAGAAGAAAGCATAAGTGTCAATGATGTTGGCCGCGATAGTTGAAATAGCCGGTGCCGCCCACCACATATCAGTATACTTCTCTCTAATATATTGGAAAACGTACACGTCAAGCATAGTACCAATAGCATAAGCCGTACCACTTGCTAAACCTACTCTGTAGGCGTGTTCATCACCTAGTGCCAATAATACAAGCACCGAGGCAATAATAGCCGGAATAATAGCCATTGCTACAACGGCTCTTCCTGCTTCTTTACCAACTAGCCTAACTGTTAGGTCAGTTGCTACCACAACGATCGGAAACGTAAATGCCGCCGCCGCCAGTGGAAACTCACCAAACAATGGTAAGTCGGCACCCGGAAATAAATTGAACCGGATGGTAACCAAGTAATTACTAACAGCAATTACTAATGTGTGTAAGATTACTAAATTTCTAACTAGTTTAGTATCAACACCTTCTAATAATGATTTTATCATCATTCCTCCTTTTTGGTTTAGTCTTTGGCAAACTCTTGTTGTAATTTGATGTTATCCATAAATTCTTTTTTAGTAGCTGAAACATCTTTAAAGTCGCCTCTAAGAACCGTAGTTTGGGTTAAACTACTTTTAGCTCTTATTCCTCTATTTTCACAACAGCCATGTGTTGCTTGTACATAAACACCCACGTCTTTTGAACCTGTATGCTTTTGTATTTCGTTAGCGATCATTACATTAAGTTCTTCTTGTAATGTCCCCCTCATAGCACACCATTGAGCTATTCTAGTATACTTGCTTAACCCTAATAATTTAGGTCCAGCAATAATACCAATATAAGCTACACCTTGTACTGGTTGGTGGTGATGTGAACAAAGACTTTTTAGTTCACTTCTTACTACTAACATTCCTTCATAACCATCTTCTACATAGTTAGGAAAGGAATTCGGATTTGGCATTGGATTATAACGACCAGACATAATCTCATTGATATACATCTTAGCCATACGTCTTCCAGTGTCCATACTGTTTGGATCGTTTTCACGATCAATTACTAAACTGTCTAAAACATTTTCAAAGGCTACAGTTGCCTCTTCGATAAGAGCTTGTTTATCTCCTTCTTCTAAATGTTCACTAATATTGTCGCCAGCCCAAAATTTTGTATTTGAGTCTTTTAGTCTTTGTTTTATTTCTTCACTTTTCTTCATTTATTACTCCGATGTTAAGGCAGTGGATTGCCATTAAAAGGTTTCTGTTGCTTCATAAAGTCTTTTGCCATCAAAAAACTTATCTACTTTCTTTGCTAATTGATCACATACTGATTCATAATCATTTAGTGTCATCATTTTATCAATATGTGCTATTAGCTTGTCTTTATGTTTTATGTAACTATCCCACGACTCTGTCCATTCGCTAGGATATAATACATCAGGTGTCGCCATTTCACTGTAACTTAACCTGTCGGGTACTAATGGTAGTGTACCTACCAAAGAACCCTCGTACCAGCTTATACCTAATGTTTCTTGTAAATTAGCACTAAAGACTAATTTACTTGTAGCTAGTAGTTTATGGTATTCATCTTTAGATAATTGCTTGTCTTGTGCTATTACCCAATTATATTGTGGCATACTCTCTGCCAAATCTTTAAAAATTTCTGGTTGTTTTTCTGGTGCTACTCTGTGTGGGAATACAATAGTATTATATTTTGGAGCACCTTTATATGGCTCAAGAGTTTCTTTTAAATACTCCATAGGCCAACCAACTTGTTTAATACTGTGTAACAGTTGTCTATCTATATCTCTGTCATCATTCCAAAATGTATTTGTAAATAAATCAATATGAAACTTTGTAGCAAAGAAATTATCATCATAACATTCATACATACTCATTTCAGCATTTCTAACCCACGAAGCATCTCCAATTAGTCTACCTAAGAAGTCTTGTGGATCATAACTGCCGGCGTGCCACATACCACCAATTCTAATATCAACACCAAGTAATGACGCCATATACTTTAACTGTATTACTGTAGGATTCCAAGCATCTGTATATAAAAAGTAATCACCATCTTTGATTTTACCTTCACAAAACATAGTACCAATTTGTTCTAATTGATTAGACTTGTAAACATTTGTTCCACCAAAGTTTAAAAAAGCACCTGGTGTAGTTGCTTGTGGAGTTTCTCCTCCACTAATTACTACAACATCGCCGCCGTTATAGTGTTCACCTAGTTGTTTAGGTAAATGCTCTTTCCACTGTTTAGTGTAACGAGTATCTACAGCCTCAATGTCTACAATGTATACTGTCATCCTTTTATACCTAATAAAGTTTCTATTTTAGGATCATTATACTTGACTGATATAGCATCGTCCATATCATCTGTCCAAGCATTATCGTCCCATACAAAGTCTTTGCCATATGTATAACCATGTTTACCTAGTTGGTTACATACGTTACCAACAGCATCAACTAATGTATAATTGGCATTAAGGGCACCTCCCTCAATGCTATTACCTTGGGCATCTGTATTCCATGGATGTCTATTACTGTATTTAGAAATATCCAGCACTATTTCTTTTTTATAATCCATTTACGTTTACCAATGTTTTTTTGGTCCTTAACCCAGTTGTTAGGAACCCTTTTACCTTCTTTAAAGTCCATATAGCTTTTGTAAGACTTTTTGTTACTATTGTACAAGTCTGCTTCGTTAAATACCCAGCCAAATTGAATACAGAATCGTTTGTATCCATCGAGGTCACTGAAGACCTGTTCAACTTGCTTTTCCATTTTTTAAATCCTTTGTCTATCATATGTTGTAAGGAATAAAAGAACCGTTCTCTCCATCTTCGGAGACTTCGATCCAAACTGAACGACCTGGATAGCGTTCAGTAATTTTGTCAAAAAGTTCGTCTGAAATCATTTCACATGATTTGTAGTCTAGTAGGAGCACTTCAGAGTCGGCTGAGCCCTCTCCTTTATCTCCGTTACTACTTGTTCCTGTAGAGTAGAGTCTTTCGAGCCATCTTTTGAACTGGATGAATTCGATATCTCTATCGTCGTGGAACACTTCGATCCACACCCTGAAATGAAAAATATGACGGTGAGGATAGCCAAGAAACGATACATCGTCCCAATCTCCTGTTGCCAGCTTTGGATCGTCCAATGCCGCAGGGTATTTATGAATACCTTCCTTTTTAAACGTAACCCAGACCATTTTTTTAGCTTTTTGTTTAATGTCGCTACTGGTTTCTGCCATTGCTACTTGTCTCATCTGTGATTCCATTATTTCCCTCGCTTTTTGTTTTTCTTTTTATGTTCTTGTAACCAAACCCAATCTTTGTGTTCAACTACTGTTCCGTCATCTGCTATGTGTATTAAATTCTTATTTTTCCATTTCCAATAGCCTTTAAGCCATTGTTCTTGAGTTGTTTCTTTTTTTGATACTTTACGTTTCATTGTCTATAGTATACTAAATTGTAATACAAATGTCAACCTTTATGTTACCATATTTTGAATTCATATCCAAAAGTTATCCCCCAATTATTATCACCAGGTGCTACTTCATATGACGGAGCAACAAACCAATTGTCTTTAGTTAATCGTGCCATTGGAACAACCGGTGCTCCAGAGTAACCTGTTACCAAACCAACCTCAAGTGTACTTTCAAATGGAGCATTAAATTCCAATCCACCATAAGCTGAAATTGTTTCTTCACTATTATAGTATACTCCATATAATTGATTGTCTACTTGACATCTGGCGTGAGGGTGAAAATTATTGTAATTTCCTTCAAGGCCGACGTGTAACGACAATGCTACTAATAAAGATAAACAGCTCATCTATTCTTTCTGTTTCCAAACTTTAAATAGAATAGATTTATTTCTACGTCAGTTGCTAGGTATATTATACCTGTTCTTAATCTAGTGTTTGAATATCCTGTATCAAAGCACCAACTACTATTACATTCATAACTTCTTCGGTAATCATTATACCAAAAGTATTCTATTGAAGGTCCCCAAGTTTCCCAACACCAAGCTCTAATTTCTAAAAACATATTTACTGGAACTCTTATTTGATAGTCAAACTCGCCGTATAGTTTGTTACGATTATCTATCTTACGGACTTTCATATACATACTCATTTATGTACCTAGTCGTCTTTCTCCGATAATCTTAAACGATTAATTTCGTCTCTAATTGCCAACTTTTCTTTTTTAAGTTCTACTAAATTCCATTTGCCTTTAGTTGATCGATCAGCATTACGTTCTTGTTCAGCGTCTGTTGTTAGACGATCAAGTTCTTTATGCTTTTCTTGTAAACTTCTAATTCGAGTTTTTACTTTACTCATTTTCAATCTCCTTGTCTTTAGTGTATCTGTCCCAACAAGTAAATTTGTTGCCATCCATTAAGTCTTCTAAACTGTGACACCATACACCGGGATTAGTTTGGTCATAACCTATATCATCAATCTTAACCATAGTATTAGCAGGCCATTCTTGAATGTGTGGAATAGGTACTCTTAATTGTGGAATGAAATTATCATACTTAACTACTGCCGTATCAAGTATATAACTTGAACCTTCGTATGGAATATCTAGAGAACATAATATACCTTTCTTAAGAAAATGTGTAATCATTGATTCCCACCTTTCCCAGTCACCATCACGTGATCTTAAAGAATGGTTAGCACCAAAGAATATGTGTTCACACTTTTCTTGTTCGTATACTTTCTCTAGATAATCAATATTTTGAATACCAACTACAAATAATGTACGTTTTTCATAAGCAATAGTCTTTTCAACTTCTGTGCCTACAAAAAGGTTTACATTGTTTTTAACTGTACCTGAATACTCACGTTTCACTTAAAACTTCCATTTTTCTAACATATCTTTTGTTATATGAGAAGGTAGTTTTTCAATTTTACCACCTTTCTCAAAATAGCGATTCCACTGATCTTTCTTTTCAGTAGTCATATTGTCTATTTCTTTTTTACTAAAGTGATCAAAAACTGCTGATAACTTTTTAGCTTTTTTAGTGTTTCTGCCAGTTGCCATTATCATTATTCCTCCTCGAATAAAGCATTGAATTGAGATGAAGCATTAATTGTCTTCTTACCTATAGCACCTCTTGTACCAGGAACTCTCATCCAAAGTTTTGTATTGTGATCTATAAAGGCTAATGCCTCGTCACGATTGTCAATAGCAAATACTTGATCTATTGCTTCTGCTACTGATTCACGTGTGATCGTTTCATTAACAAGCCAAGCAGGATATGAACCAGAGTCCATTGCTTTATTGCCTTCTTGTACTGATCTAATATGTGTGTACACATTATGATTCATCATTAAGAAATAGCTAAAGCTATCCCAACTTGTCTTGCCTTCTTTATTATTTTTGTTTGTATCACCTGGAGCATATATACAAACATCATTAACTTTCAGTCCCTCTGATAGTGGGCTAGGAAACCAGTTTGTATGATGTTTCTCACACTCTTCATCCCAAGGTCTTGTATCTTGAGCAAAGCCTTTATCATCTGGAGCAGGCTCCATAATGTAAGACCATTTACCTTTGTGATCCAAACGCCAATTAGTATATTGCTGTCCATTAGCTGTACATAAGAACGGAGAAGCACAATCATAAGTTATTGTAAAACTTGGATTGTGATATTTTCGTACAGCTCGTTGGACGGCAGTTAACATAACACCCCATTCTAATTTAGAAGTTCCTAAGAAATGCATGAAGTCTTGTTTACCTTGTTCAAGTAAACCATCAAAACGTAATGTTACTAAACGTTTCAATGCTAGATGTATATCACACATATTCTGTCCACCCATTGACCAACCATTAAAATGATTGTCTGGATAAACTTTAGGATCACTGAAGTGTTTCATTTGTTCGTACCAGTCATCTGCTTGAGCAAAGTTCTCACCTTGTAATACATTTAAGAACTTACAGTTACCGTTACGATTTTTAATAAAGTATTCGTTATTAAATTTTGTGCCTTCTACAGCCTCTTGATAGGAACTAATATTACTAGCTTTAGCACCTTCTGGAGAACGTGATACCCAGGCTGGAATATCAAGTACCATTCCATAGTCCATGTACTCGTCCATCCATGCCAACACTTGTTCACGTTTCTTTTGTGCTTTAGCACAACCGCTATTAGCTCTCCAGTCACCTTCCCACTTACCTTTACCAATTTGGAAGCCACCTGAGTCACCTAACAACCAACTGTTGTCACGGTCTCTGTTCCTGGTCATATCTTCTTTTGGTACTTGTCCAATATCTAAATTGGCGTGTCCTGCCGAGTATAGGCTCCATTTATATTGCCATAAGCCGGCCGCTGGTTCTAACCAGTTGCCACTTTCAACAAGTCCATTCATATTAGATGGAATTCTATTGTTGGCTGTGTATTCTTCGTAACGTTGCTTACCAACAAACGTAGAATAAAACGAGCTTAAAGCAGGCAAAAAGATAGCATAATCTTTTTGTGATTCTGTTAGATTAGTGGGTAAGTCACTCATAGTACTTACTTGCTCTGTGCTGGAAGAATATATTCGTAAACAGCAATACCACTATCAACATTAATTTGAGCGGCACCCTGATCACTAAACATCATAGTTTTATCACCTGGCAGTTTTAGAATTTGTTGTAATTGTAATACAGGCCATGCCCAACCATGTGTCATTTTACCTTCTACATCTGGTTGGAATACAAAGTTACCAGCATGAGTAGAATGATCACCAAAGTAAAACTTAAGATGTCCATCTTCTGTTTTAGCAATAAATGTTGTTTCTTCAGCATGAACTTGAGCCTGATATGCCAAACGTTGTATTGATGCTACAGTTGGCTGTACAGTTACATTCCATTCAACACCTTTAAACTTAACTGACTTTAGTTTCTCATTAATAATCTCGCTTGTCATAAAACGATAATCATTTTTAAAGTCACCTGTTTCGTTTTCAAAATGAATTCCTACTGGAACATCTGTACCATTACGTTCTTGACGTAACAATTCTAGTTTAGCTTTATCTTTGTAAACTGGTATTTTCAATAGCAAGTCTAACTTGTTTAAGTTTGGCATACCAAACGTACCTATAAACTCTGCTACTGTATTTTTAAAGGTTGCTTTAACAATAACACTACGGTCTTCTGCTAAACCTTCTAATGTTGTTGCCTCGTCAGTGCCTTCAATCTTAACTAGATCAATAAAACCTAGTCCGTGTGTATGTAACACTATATCTTGTAAATAATCTTTCATTGATTTTCTCCATTCATGCCTATATTATAACTTAAACCATGCCTATATGTCAAGTCTTTTTTCGGTGATTTTTATTCGATTCAATCGCCGATTTTAATAACGAAAGATTGACATCTAAATCTTTCGCTACAGTTAGTAATGCTTGGGTGTCTTTTGGAAAACAATGACCTCCCCAACCATATTTGCCGTCTGGCCCAGGTACTGTAGTATGACCTGTTCCAATTCTTGTATCCAATCCCAATAAGTTGCTTACTGTATCGTAATTGGCTCCTGTTTTGCTACATAGTTCAAACAGTTCATTAAAGAACGTTAGCTTTGTTGCTAGAAAACTATTAGCCATATACTTTACAATACTTGCTTCTTCTATTGTACAGTTGTGAATATGTTTGACTAAAGGTAAAGATTTGTAAAGTAAGTCAGTCCAAAACGTTGTGTCCTCACCTCCAAGTATACAATACTTCTGGTTAACAAAATCTTCTTTAGCCGTTGCTTCTCTCAAAAACTCTGGATAGTATGTTACCTTAAACCTTTCCATATTAGCCAACTCTGTCCAAGGTACTGTACTTTTAATTAATATTGGAATTTGATATTCAAAGTTAGCTTCATAGTCTTTTGGCCAACGAACTTGTTGTAAAACATTCCAAACATTTGATACATCACACTTACCATCTGTTCCTTCTGGTGTGCTAACAGCAATTATCAATCCATCGGAACTGTGTATGTGATCTTCTATTTTATTTTTATTAAGTCTAGGATCAACTGGAATTACTTCGTGATTTTTAGCTAGTAAATCACCTATAGCACTTCCAACAAATCCATATCCTGCTACTATAAATTTCATATTATTGATTCCACATAATCCTTTACATTGTATTTAGGCTTCCAGCCTGTAGCAAGTAAAGGTCTTGTATCTGCTACATTTTCTGATGCTTCACAAGGTTCGCCTTCTTTTAATGGAACTTCCATTCCAGCTATTTGTGATAGTTCTTGAACACTAGTACCAACACCAGTACCTACATCAATTACACCAGATAGTATAGTGTTATTTAGGTTTTTTATAATAGCACTACACACATCATCTACGTGAATAAAGTCCCTAGTATGATCTGTAACATATTCTAACTTGTTATCTCTTATACGACCTATTAACATATCTTTTCTACTACCAGGTCCGTATACAGTTGTAAATCTCATACCTAAACTTCTAGGCGGTGCTATCGATTCCATTGCTTTCTTACTTGTACCGTAAGGAGATAACCACCAACGTTTAGCACAAGAGCTACTAGCATATATTACTCTCATATTACTTGACAATGCTAAAAAGAATAAGCTCTTACTTAACTCAACATTTGTATACCAGTATTCCTCAGGTTGTTCTAAACTTTTTCTTACATTGGCTAATCCTGCCAAATGAATTAACACGTCACAGTCTTCGGGTCTCCAATTAGCTATATCATGATCTTCGCTAATTAGCTTGTCCCATTCTACTACTTCGTGTCCAGATTCTTTTAAGAGTTCTACAAGCCTACTGCCTATAAATCCTCTACTACCTGTTACACTTACTTTCATATATCTCCTAATTAAAGCTAAACAAATCATCAAATGTAGTTGAGGTATCAGTATCACTAACTAAATCCCAATCAAGTACACCTAATAAGTTGTCTACTTTGTTGCTTATTACTGTTTGTTCCATTTCACTATCATCAAATGGTAATTCTTTAAACCATTTAGGTAAGTGTAATTGATCTGTTGGATATGCTACACTTTTCATTCCTAATGGATTTGGTCTTAACTTACAAACAATAACTTTCTGTCCATCCATAATTTCACCACTATACTTGTCGTGATTCATTTTACACAATGTATTCCAATTCATACTTGCTCTAACGTGTCCAGGCATATTTGTTTTACCCTCACGTCTTTCTGCTTCAGTAAACTTTGTTAAGTTGTTACAACGTTTTGGTGAACCTTTTTCCCAAGCAGGTCTGTGTTTAAAGTCTTGTTTGAAGTTTCTAATCTTTTCAATTACAGTATCTCTTTCATCACCTGTTAATACGCCTAACAATATGTCACTTAAAAACTCTTGTATTACTTTAGGTGTATCACTACGTTTAAGATCTAATCCCATAGCTTTTACTTTACCTGGACCATTACGATCTAAACGAGAACCTTCTAAATCATATATCAAAGCGGCATAACGTTTCTTAGTTATATACAAACCTTTAATAGCAACAATCTCTCTACCACCTTGAATAATTAAACCATTCTCTTTTGGACAATGAAAAGCATCTTTCATATGTTCTGGAAATGCTACATTAATTTGATCTGAGATATTATCATAAAGTTTAACACAAACGTCTTTATCCCATTCCATTTCTTTCTTTTCTACAGCATCTTTAACTACTGGCCAAGCACTAAAATACACAGAGTCTGTATCACCATATATAATACTTTCACCTCTGTGATCAAACTTACCTGTTACAATTTCATTAACTTTAGCACTCATAAATTTAGCAATAGTTCTACCTGTTAATGTTGTACTTTGTCCAATACGTTTATCAAAGAATCTACAACCTGGATTAAGAATAGCACCATATAAACTATTTAGGTTAATCTTTTTAACTAGCTGTCTTTTATCCCAGAATGCTTTACCTTCTGGTGTTGTTTGTTCGCTTTTTGTTTTCTGCATTATTTGACGTTCTTTATACCAACGTTCAAGTAGTCCTGGAATAATACCTTTTGTTTCGTATGTAAATATTGTACCATTAGCACTTAACATCCACTTCTCATTACCTAAGAATATTTTCTTATAGATTTCAGCACCTGTTAATATTTCATTTGGAGCATTTTCCCATTCAACAACAATTTCATCTACTTTGTCTTGGTCCATAACCATTTGGTATTCTGTGCTACCAAACTTGCCTTCCCAAGCCTCAGCAAATGATTTCTTATTGCCCATTGCTTCATTAACATTAGCATCACTATAGTCTGGTCTTAATTGCCCTACAATAGTTGCTGGGTCCATATTCAATGCTCTAATGGCACTTGGATATAGTGAATTAATATCAATAGCACCAATCCAGTCGTGTAACCCCTTCTTAGGATATGCCACATAAGCACCAGCGGCCTGTGTATTGCCTTCGTGCTTCTTTCTATCTGGAACTACAAAGCCTTGTTCGTGTGCTTCATTAATAATTGCTTGTTCTGTAACAGCCACAGCACCCATAGTTGTTTGTAGTAATACAGTATTAGAGTGAGCAAGTTCATTACTTAAATCAGCAAACCTTAATTTTTTATCTAGCTTATCAAGTAGCATTGTATCCTGTCTAGAATATTCAATAAACTTTTCCCAGTCATTGTTAAACAGTTGATCTAATGTTCCTTCATAAGCTACTTTAGTTTCACCTAGTTCATATTCACTGATGGCATCTAACGAATAAGAATGCATCTCATGGTAGGTGTATTTTCGATACAGTTGCATATAGTCCATATGTACACGACCTAGTAAGTCAAATGTAATTTGTTCTTTACCAAATCTTTCAAACTTACGTTCTCTAGGAAACTGTCCAAACAAACAAAAACGTCTTGTATCGTCTTTGCTTAATACACGAGTAACACGATTAACCATATAAGGAATATCATAACCTTCACTATTCCAACCACTTAATACATCAGCATCTTCAATTAAGTCTAAGAAAGTTTTTAACAAGTCTGCTTCTTTTTCAAATACAAATGTATTGTCAAACTTACTAGATATTCTATCTACTTCTTCTTTAGCCATTTGTCTTGGCGGAGTTAATAGTGTTACAAGTTGATCACACCATTGTAGATATACTGAAATTGCTGTTACTGGATTAAATGGATCTTCAGGTGGACTAAAACCTTTGTCTTTATCAAAGTCAACCTCAATATCAAAAAATGCTACTTGTAGTTTAGGAGCATCCTGTCCAAGATAGTTTTCTTCTAAACACCTAAACACAGGATTCATATCACTTTCATATGTTTTTACATTCACATGGAGAGCTTTCTCACGTCTAAAGTCTTTACTACTTCGACATTGAATCCTACTTACAGGATTACCATATATACTTTTGAACTTACCCTTGGGGTCATCATAGTACATTACATACTTTGCTTGATGTTCTTGGTATTGTCTGTTTTGGTTTTTGTCTCGTTCAACTATGTGAATTCTATCACGTTGACGATCAAAGAAAGCGTCTACATACATATTCGATTATGTGTCCTATAATAATAGTTATCTAAATCCATCCCATCGCCACTAAAAAGCCTAACACGTTTACACAAACAAACCAGGCAGTTAATAACATTACCCATGCCGCTCCTCTTCTATAGGCGGCATAACATTGAGTCGTTGATCCAATAAAAAAGAATGGATAAATTATTCTTAAGTCTGGATCGACAGCATTTACGGCCAACATTGAACTAGCAAGTACTGTAAAAACAAAACTTGTTAATTCAAAGCCAAATGCTACTTTATCACTTCTATATGAATTCGCCCAAAATTGGACGATAGCATTCATTATATTTTCCCAACAGTGGCCAAGATAGTTTCTAACAATTCTTGGTCTGATGTAATCTCCCCAAAGTTTCCTTTGTGTGCTGTTCGGATTGCTTTTTTCAGTACGCCTGGCTTAATTTCCATTTCCTCAGAAATAGCTTTTACTGTTTCTGCCAAGCCGGCGTTTAAGTCCTCGACTTCCTGCATTACGGTCATACCCTCATTGATAATTTGGGTAAGTTTTAATTTTTCATCTTGATTGAATACTTTGTCACTCATGAAGGATCTCCTTTCGTTTTTAATATTATTCTTTACATTATACTACCACTTTCTGTAGAAGTCAAGTTCTTTTCTGGATACATACTAATATAATTAAAGGAGACATAAATGGATTTAAATTTTGAAAGTTTTGGAAAGTTTAAGATAATCCAAGACGATGGTAATTGGGTCGACCGAAAAAGGTTTGGAGCAATAGTAGATTATTGGGGTCGTTATTTTTCAACAATGACTGTATTAGAAGGTGCTATTATACACAAAGCAGGCGATAAACCAAATGTAAAATTTGACCATTCTCCAAAAAAGATTGTAATCAAAGGACATACTTGTATTAATACACTTGCTATCCTATTTGCTTCTGTAAAGTGTGGACACACTTTATACTTTGATAATGCTAATAACTTAACCGAAGAATGGTATAATAAAGTCAAACCAGATATTTTAATGGTTGGCGAAGATGATTTATCATTTGAAGGTAGCAGATATACTAGTGGTCCTAATTGTGTTAGACTTTTGTTTACTAGACGCTTTAGAGGTAACGACGAGCCATTTACATACTCAGATGAAACTATGAGTAATGGGTCTAAAGATAGTATTTTAATTGAACATAGCGATACTAAACTACACAAATATAAAAAGTCAGAAATAAACGAATTAATCAAATCCTTATTAGTTAAGAAAACTGAAAAAGGTAAAGAAGTTGCTATTACTCCTCCAGCTGTTGCTTTCCTAGAACTAGATACAAGCAATCAAGTATCACAGTTAGTTAAATTTATTTTACCTCTAATGGTAGCAGGAAGTAAAATTATATTAGATACAGGTGTTACAAATTTTAACGTTAAAGATTCTATAACAGAGCATAGACCGGATCTAGTGTATTGGGGTGAGCAAATTGGTAAAATGATTAAAGACAAAGATAGTTTTATTACAAACTTATCACCAGCACCGTTGTATGTGCCACATATACGTCAGGATAAAAAGGTAGAAAAAGCTGTACCTGAATTTATTAAAGATCCAGATACAGCTTAATTTCGTTGCTCCGCTAACAGTATTTAGCTAATTCTTCCCCAATCAATTTTACAGTATTAGGTCCGAAGTGAGCACCATCTCTGGCTGTATCTATTTGTTCGTATCTTACTCTATTAGGAATGATGTTATCTATGATATCGATTTCATCTTCAAGGTATAAGTCGTCAGGTATACAAGTTTCTATTAGCTTTACTTTAGCGTTCAGAGAATGATGTTTATCACAAGTTTCTCTTATGCTGTTAACAGCTTTAATAAATCTTAAAGCATTTTGATAATCGTTTGTACAGTCTGCTTGAAATTGTTTTTCGCCATTGTATCTATGGAAGTAACTATACATAACAATAACAGTATGAGGGTTGAATTTATTAACTGACCAGTTAACTATATCAGCAATAGCATCATTACCAGCACCATCAACACCTAAGTTAATAACATCTTTACCTATGTGTTTTGTAAACTGTTGTTCTATTGGTGCTCCCCAACCTTCAGTAAAACTATCTCCTATAGCAACAATACCTGAATCATAATAAGTTGTTCTAAAGCCATCACTATTATACTTGTAATCAAAGTTTTGCCATTCGTGTTGATTCCAATGTTTAACACCAAGCAAACATTTTTCTGGACTGTCTAAAACAAATGGAGGAGTAATTGTAGAGTTTTGTCTTGCTACAAGATCTTTAATGTGGTTTAGGTTCATACTAATAGTTATCGTTCTAGATCAATGCTAGTAGTATTAGTTGAATTAATATACAGAAAGCTATTAGTATGAACCAAAGTATAGTGATTGTGTACTACTCAGTCTTGATACGTTTTAACAGCATCATCAGTCTTTGAGTATCTTGAGGATCTTTTCCTAGTAATTCTTTAAAGGCATCTGCCGCCGCAATCATTTGAGGTCTTGAATAATTTTTATCGCCACGTTTCATTTTCATTAAAACTTGTATTAAGTTTCTTTGATCTTGTACACCGGGAAATTCTTTTGAGATTTGTTGTGGTGTTACACCACCTTTTAGTTTAACATCTTCTTTGTCTGTTTGAACACCGTCGACTTCAAGTTCATTTACAGCAATAATATTATCGCTTACTAACTTGCTCCAAGATTTAAGTTCTTCTTGTATAGTCTTTTTCATTAGTTCCAGTTTTCGTCAAATATAGATGTGTTAGATTCGTTTTTAATTAGTTCTTCTTGATGCTTTGCTAGTTCTTCCATTGTATCAAAAACACCTGTCATCTTACCATGTCTGTATGAATAAAACTTTCCTTCGTGGTTTCTTGCTGAAAGTCCGTATTTGTTCATACTTGTATGTGATGAACCATCTTCAGGAACACAATTAGGTACTTCTTTTTTACCATAACCCTCTTCTAATGATGCTTGAACTAGTTTAGGGTAATATTTTTTGTTTATGTTGTTATACATCCATTTAGAGTCTTCTGGAGATGTATATCCTTGTCTTTTATTTTTCTTAATAATTAACTCCATCATTTGTACTTCTTTCTCTGTACCAAATGATTTTGCTAATAGTAAATCGTTTTCTGAATGATAGTTGTTCTTCTCATTTTCTTTATACTTGGCCATTAAGTCTAAACCGTCCATGTATGCTTCTTCGTCTTCTTGACTCCAATGTTCTGATGTAGGAGTAGTTCTATTACCACTTGATGGATCCATATTTAATCCGTCTAATGCTTTCCATTCATCATATGACAAATACATATCTGTATCAGGGTCGTAGTATTTGCCTTCTTTTGGATCGTAGTAAACTACTTTGCCTACTACTGTTTGGAAGGGACCTTCAAGTCCGTCACGTGGTTGATACTTTTCTCTATCAATAGGGTCTAAAATTTGATAACCTTCTTTAGCCATTTTAGTTGCTGTAGCATACATAACAGCTTCAGCATCTTTACCATAACGATCTTTAAAGTCGCCTTTAGACTTTTTCATACCTTTTACGATACGTTCTTTTTCTTTTTCTTCGCCTTTGGAAAGTTTTCTATCTAGTAAATCAGTTGCTCTCATTGTCGGTCTTCTCTTCTACGCTTTCGCCGTGTGTTCCCATATCATGGTTACGTCTAAAGTCGTCAACAAAGTCGTTGATTTGATCACCGCTCAAATAACGAACTAAATCATCAAACACAGGATGGTCTGGACATTCTAGTTCATCACATAAAGCATAAATTGGCTCAGCAAATTCACCTACTGCTTCTGGTGTAGGTTCTTCTTCTGTTGCTACTTCTTTAGGGTGTAATAAGTCTTTAAATTGATTTGAAAGAGAAGCAATTAAATCTTCATCAAGGTCAGCCTCACCAACTAGTTTACCTTTGTTGGGATTCTTCGTTGTACCATCTGTTTCTCCTGCTGGGACAGATTTTGTTTTCTCTTTGCCTATTAAGTGGTTAGGTTTTTTAGACTTGGTCTCATCAATTGACTCAAGCAAGTTAGCCATAGCATTAACTTGGGGGTCGGTATGTTTACGCTCAGCTTTTGCTTTTTTTATTACTTTTATTTCTTTATGTTTATTTGCTTTTTCATCTGTTTCGCTCATCTCATTTAGCTTTGCTACTAAACTTGAAAAAGAATTATTGTCTATGTTTGCCATATTATGATCCTTTATTCTCGTTAGCTTTTCTTAAAGCACTTGCTACTTTTGGATGATCAGCTAATCCAGGTTTAATGTTATTAATTTTCTCAGATGCTCCAGTATAGTTGCCACCTTTAAAATCTGGATGGTTAGCTATAGCAATAGCTTTTCTTACTTCGTCATCTGTAAATTCACTTTTTAATTCTGTTACACTTTCAGCTTCCATATCAGTTGGACCAACATTAACAGCAAGTTCAATATCACTTGGTGTTGCTTCCATATGATGTTTTACACTTGAAATATAGTCAGCGGCCTTAGTAATTTTTGCCTGTACCCAACCTTCAATGCCTTCAGCTTCAGATACGTTTTTAAGCATCTTGTGTAGTTCAACGGAGTACTTTGCTAGTTTAAATAAATCAGCTCTAGCCATTTGTACTTCGTGGTCTGTTTCCATTACACGAGTGTCCATGGATAAATCTTCTTTTACGATTATTTGTTTAGCTCTCATTTGTTTAACCCCGAATTGTAGTTGTTTAAGTTATTTATTTAAAATAATATATTATCGTGTCAGCATTGGACCACCAAATATGCTAGTACCCTTCATATCTAGGGCATTATCTGTTGGTTTTTGCTTCTTAGGTTTAGGTGGTTTAGGCGTTTTGCCCATTTTACCTGGTTTTCCTGAGTATTTCTTTAAATCTTTGCCTATAGCAACGTGTGGATTAACCACTGACGCTACATTACCACTTGCTGTAGCACCTGCTGTCGCGGCCTCAATTATCTCTTTTATTCTCATTACTTGTCCATCAACTTTACTATTCTACCTTTGAATAGATTATGTTTACCCTTATTTGTTAGTAATACAGGTTGATTGTGTTCATCTTTAGTAAAGCCAGTAATAGTAGCTCTACGGTTTTTGAACTTACCAACTAGTATTTCATCTCCTATTTCAATACTAGGAACTTTTAATATCTCTTTTGCTCTCATACTAGTATTTACCTGCTAGGAGCCACTGTAATTGTTTCAATTCTACTAGTACTGTTTATTACATTATCTATTGTATTAACAGCATCAAATAAGTCTATTTTAGATTCGTCAATGTGCTTTACTCTGTCTGTGTCTAACCAGCCAAATTTAATGTTAGTAACATCATATCCGTTATGGAATAGTTGTTGACTAGCTTTATCTAATGCTGATTTATGTACTGAATACGGCCATACTTTATTTTTAATACCATCACTACTGTTACTAGATATGTTTACTATCTTACCCTTAAAATCTTTTATTAGCTCATACAATAAGTTTACTTGAGCAAAGCCGTCATAAGCATTATTAATAAAGACATCGTAATGGAAGTTTGAAATATGAGTTACAATCGAAGTTGGATCTGTGATGTCAAATCCAGAAGTTCTACTCAAACCTTTTACTCCAATAGTAGGTATGTCGTTATAATAATCGAAGCAGGCTTTCCCTAAACCTGACGTATGTCCTGTAATGGCTATCTTCATATATTAATAGTTATTTTACTTTTTAGGCTTGTTGTAAGCAAATGAAACTTTTTTAAACAGTTCTATTCCTTCTGCTTTTGTTTTTTTCTTTTCTGAAGTTCTTATTTTGTTTACTTTAGCTCGAAGTACTTTTTGTTCTTTTCGAGTTAACTCTTTGTTATCACCTATCCCAAGGTAATGACTAGCTTTAGTTTTTAGATTAGTTTTACCTTGTGTTGGAGCCTGGTTGAGACTTTCAAGTATACTGTCAAGTTCTTTAATAACGCTTTGTAATTTATCATTTTGTTTTGGCTCTTTCATTTTTCCAACTCCTATAAAGACGATTAGGTAATTCGTCTTTGTTTAGCATTAAGCCAAGTTTATTTGCTTGTCGGCGTATTTCGCCTGGCTTAACATCCTTTGTGGTGTTTTGTTTGGTAATAATACCTACACCTTCGTTTACGTCGAGCATACTATTCATACGTTCAACAGCAAACTTTTTAGACTCAGTAGATACAGCACTTAATAACTCATCAGCTGATAAGTTGTAGTCATTATCTTTCCATAAGTCTTTTAATTTGTTTAACATAGTGCCTAGGTTGGGACCAGGCTTCATTCCGTGTTGTATAAGATCATTTCCTGTTACAGGAAACTCAGGTACTTGGAATTGTTCTATGTGTCCAGCTAAACTATCTTGTCCTTGTATCTTTAATAAGTTAATAACTTTTGACTTTTCTCTTCCGTCTATAACTAGATGTTCAGCTTGTTGTTTAGTTAAGTTTTTATTTTTGTAAGCAATATAGAATTTTAAATCGTATGCTTCAGCATTACTTAATTTCCACTTGTTAGCAATAGATGTATCATCAACTAAAACAGCTAATGCTATTACAGGATCTGTATTGTTTTTTAAATCTCTTAATCTTGCTATCTTGTTTGTATCTAATCCTATTACGTTGTCAACTCCTGTTGCTGACATATAAGATAAAGTTTGAATTACACTATGTCCTACTAATAGTTTACCCATCTCTTGCCATATTCTTTCTACAGAAACTTGAGGTAATCCTTTAGTGTTATCTTTAATGGCATTTAATGTTTCTTGATCCCAAGTAGGACTTTCTAATTTACTTTGGAATCTAAAATATCTTAGTATTCTTAAGTAGTCTTCTTTAATACGTTCTACTGGATCACCAACAAACTTACTAACTTTATCTTGTAAGTCGTCCATGCCTTCAAAGTAATCATACAAGTTGCCATCGAAGTCTAAGCTCATAGCATTGTAAGTTAAATCTCTACGTTTAGCATCTTCTTTCCAGTTACGAATAAACTCTACTTCAGCGTGTCTACCATCTGTATTAGTGTCTGCTCTTAACGTTGTAATTTCATATCCTTCGCCATCTATAATTGCTGTAATAGTTCCGTGTTCTAGTCCAGTAGGTTTATGTTTAATGCCTTCTTTGTCTAGCATAGCAATCATTTCGTCTGGTGTGGCATCTGATGCCAAGTCAATATCTTTAGGTGTTTTACCTAAAGCAATATCTCTAACAGCACCTCCAACTATTCTTATTTCAAACTTGTTCTTTTTGAATACGCTATCCAATTTTTCTAACGCTGGATTCATTATTTCATTGAATGCTTTTGTATCTAGTTCTTCATTCTCAACAGTAAATTCTTTGTTAGAAGTTTTAAAGTCTGCTTTCCTCATTACTGTTTTAGCAATAAGATCTAATTCTTTATTCTTTTTATCCCATACTAAAGCAAAAGGAACATTAACATCTGTCCTCATATCTTTCATTACTGCTTCAGCATCAGGTCCCATTTGAGCAATAGGTCTTGCCCAGTATTTGTATTCTTGTTTAAATAATCGTGTTAGTTCTGCTGGAGTAATAGGCTTTTCATTTCTAACATCATTTACTCTATCTAAAAAATGTCTAGTAAATTCTACATCAATGCCTACTTTAGAAAATAGTCTATCAGCATAGGCTTCAATTTGTTTTAAGTCTTGTGGTGTAACATCTTCGTAAACTTTTCTTACATACTTTTTGTAGCTTAACCCGTGTCCTGAACTAGCTCTGTAGCCCATCTTAGAACCTTTAGGTTTTGGGTATCTTAGTTTACCTGGAGTAGACTTTTTTACTTTTAAAGGTCTTCTAAATCCGCCGTATGTTAATCCGTTAATGCCCATTGGACCACGCTCACCTAAGTACTTTTGTGTGTACTCATCTAATCCGTTTGCTACTACTTCTAAAGAATCTTCATCAGCTTGATACTTAATTCCATAGCCACCTGCCTTACGCCAGTTTTCAATGTTAAGTCCTCTGTCGTCAATTAGTATGTTAGGTGTTCCATCTGACTGTTTAGCATAGCCTGTTTTGTTTGCTACAATAATAGTTTCTTGAGGTTTAATTTTTAAGTTTCTACCAATCCAATCTATCTTATGCTTTTTACTATTTTCATGATCGTTTCTTAATGGAGAAGAACATATACTGTAAGCACCAAATCTGTTTATAACTAATTGAATTAGTTTGTCAGTTGTAGGAAATTTTGGAAGTCTAGCAAAGAAGTCTGTGCCAATCATTTTATTAAGTGTAGCATTAACTCTGTCTTGTGGGATATCTCTGTAAGTTTTAACACCTACCATTTTAGCCCAAGCACCAAAGAAGTTTGCTAGGACACCGTCCATGTCTACATAGACGACTGGGTCTTTTTTTGTAATCTCGGATAGTTTTGCCATTTACTTAATGCCTTCAACGGTATCAAATGTTACTGCTTCACTTAAATCAGGATCAATGCCTTTGCTTCTTGTTCCGCCTTTTTTACGAATCTTTGCTAAATCTTTATAAGCATCTTGAACAGCTTTATTGTAATGGCCCAACATATCAATATGATGTGTTAGTTTATTTTGATGTATCCATGGCTCTTTTGATGCTACTGCTGATATTTCATCAGCATATTCTTTTACTCTTCTTACGGCTTGTTGTAAAGTCATTCTACCTAATCCTTGAATTATAATTTCACTATCCATAGGATCTTGTTTGTTTAAGTTGTATAACGATTCCATCATCTTTCTAAATGACTCTTCAACTGGTGTATCTTTTAAGTAGTCGCCAATTTGTTCTAGTTGTGATAATATAATAGACATAGTTTCTGTATCAACACTACCGTTCTTTTGTAGCTCGCCTAAGTCTTTAATTACTTCAACTAAACGTTTAATTTGTTTTACTATAATTCCTTTGTCGCCACCGTATACTCTATTACCAAATTCAGGCATCTTAGGCTTATATGGATATGCTTCTCTCATTTTTTTATAATTCTTTTTGAAGTATTCTGTTGCTTCACGTTCATCATAAGATTTAAATGCTGAATTGCCGTGTTTATCTAATACATCATAAACCATTTTGTTTTTGTTATCTCTATACATAGATACATATGGTTTTTGTGTTGCTTCTGTTACTTCACCTAGACGTGTATCCAAAACTTTCTGAATTACATCATTATAACTACCAAACAAATCTTCTATAAATTTACCACGTTGTTCGTCGTCTAGTTTTCCATATCTTGCTCTTAGTTCGCTGGCCGAAGTAGCAGGCTCACCTAGTACTGTAAATTTTACTGTAGGTGCTACAATCAAATATCCGTGCTTTTCGTATCCTTCTAAGTCAGCTACTTTCTTACCATCTAATGTTTGGTAATATGTAGGTGACCCATCTTTTTTGAGACCAGGCTTAAATCTTGGACTCTCGTCCATATCCTTTTTTCCTACAGCAAACACAACCGCTGTATCTGTTGAAAACTTTTTAAGTATATTCTCAGGCTTATATGGAGATGTTTCTTGACTAATAGCTTTTCCAGGAACTCCTGTAAGCATCATCATGGCCGCTTTTTCTTTAAAGCTAAAAGGACTATCTGTGTCGTTTTGCTTTCCACTAGTAGCGATGAACACTTTGTCAGCACCAAATTTACCGACTAAACTGTCGTATACTGCCTTATGTCCTTTGTGAAACGGGTGAAATCTCCCCGCATAGATCGCCACAATGTTGTTAGCCATACATATTCTCCATTATATGTATGTATTTAGTTGTTTTGGAGTAGAGTGATGTCGCCCGTGAATGGGTAGTACCCTGTATGTGTAAGTTGAATTGATGTATCAGCATATATCTTTCCGCCTAGGTTTCTCCATCTATCACAGAACGTATAGTCTTCGCTTAAATAGTTGCCTGCTTTGTCAATACTTGTATCAAATAGAGCATACATAAACTTTTCTGATTCTGGTTCTAGGTTTAAACTGTTATTATACTTTAAATTAGGAAACTTGCTCATCATAGTATCAAATACACTACGTTTGATTAGTAAAAATCCTGTTCCTATATCATCTACTTCTAATAAACTACCATTACGTTCAGCACCTTTTGTAGGGTTAAAAACATACTCAGGCTCAAATGTTTTTTTAGGATATATACCACCAACAACGTCTTTGTCGTGTGCTATAAGTTTATATATAGATTCAGCATCAAAGCCTACGTCAGCATCTACAAACATTAAATGAGTTGCTTTAGGGTTTAACATTGTTTTAGCTACTAGATTATTCCTAGCTCTTGTAACAAGGCTTTCATTAGCCATTGTTTCAATACTAAACTTCATATTGTTTTTCATACAAGCAATAGTGTATGAAATCATACTTACATAATGTTTTTCTGTGATTTGTCCACCATAACAAGGTGTACATATAGACAAAAATGAATCTTGGATTCTTTGTGCTTGTTCGTCTGTGAACATTGAGTTACCTAATTATTTTGATATTTCTAGTGTATGATCTGGAATAGTTTTACTTAGAACGTTAGCTAATCTATTGCCTTGTTCATCTGTAAGAGCTGTTTTAAAAGTACAACCTAAAGCATTATCTTTTAGTACATCAATGTACCAATCGTCTGTGCTTTCAATTAAGTCTTTACCTAGTACCATAGCAATAGCACCAGCAAAGATTCTTTGTTCTTGTACTGTAGGTTCGTGTCCTAAATCTAATTTAATCCAATTTACCATTAGTAATTAAACCTCAATTTGTTAATAGTTCCTGCTGTAAAGTTTTTAACAGAAGCTCTTACGTTAACAAAGTTACCTGTAAAGTTATATGCCACGTGAGCTGTTTGAGCCGTACTGCCATCATATGGGCTAGTGTACGTTGTACCAGCTGAATCAGTCATTGCTACATCAAACCAATCAGTACTTGTAGGTGTTTCTACTAGACTTGCTTGGATTGTTATATCTCCAACAAATGATGTTACTTGCCAACTAACTGTATGTAAACCGTCGCTATATCCATAGTAACCGTCGCCTTTAGCTGAATCACTTTGGAAATCAATAGAACTACCATCATAGTTGCCTGTGGCTGTACCATGTGTTGTAGAAGCTATTAGTGTTGTTGCTGTTGCTGGCATATCTTTGTCCTATTCCTTATTATACAATGTATTTATTTAATGTTGTATGCTTTAGCTAATCGTTCTGGCGTCATACTATCTACTTGTTGTACTGTTTCATAGTTAAATGTGTAATTTTCTCTATGATCTCTTACAAAATGACCTATCCCGCCACCGCGATTAACGTTAATTACGCTTAATTCTTTCATTACTTTAATTCGATCGCCTCCAATACCAAAAGTTTCAACTTCAGCATATACTCTAGCACCTGGGCTAATTATATTCTTATCTAAAAATTTATTCCATTGTTCTTGCTTCATCATCTCTCCTAACTACATATTCTAGTACCCTTTGAATCTTGTCCCCAAAGGATAGATTTATTAATGTTAAATCGTGTTCAGTTCCAACGTAGAACCAATCACCATAACTGTTGTGGTAAGTCTTAATATCACCTAGTCTTCTTTTGGTAATCTTAATAATTCCCTCGTTATTAAAGTCCTGTAAAACCTGTAGTAAGTTTTCGTTCACACGACCCTCTTTTAGTATAACACGATATTTGTATTTGTCAAGTGGTAATTTGGAACATTCTATTTCATCTGTTTTAAGAGCAGGATTGACTAATGATATTTCATGAACTAGGTTTGATACTTTAAGTATTTTGGTAAACATGGTTGGTTCGGTAGTATATAAATCTAATGTTCTGCCTTCAACACGAAGTTTTGGAGAACCCAAAGTGTTTGTCCATTGTATTAACTTATAAGTGTCCCTATACTCTTTGTTGTTTATACTTCCGTATCCAGTTTTACTATAATGATTTACTTCAAAGAACTTTTTGAGTATCTTCTTATCGTAATCAGTAAGTGTTTTTAGGAAGTATTTCCAAGTTGTTGTACAGTCATTACGTCTAGACCAGAACCAACGCCAATGATGTACAGGATAAAAACGTATACGAATTGGATATTTACTGTAGAACTTTTTATCAGCTATAACTGTTCTAGCTGAAAATCTAGTTAGGCTGGGGTTTAAATTGATCCAATACGATAAGACCGGATCCATCGACCCCGGCATCAGGTTCGGCTTGTAAGTCTTCATTGCTAATCTCATTATTTTTGTTAATAGAAATATCAAACTCATCCTTGATATAATCAATAGTAATTAACGAGTTCTCAGGAATATTTTCAAACAAAATCTTTTTAGATAAAGGAATTTTAATCCTATCTTCTATTACTCTACCTAACGGTCTAGCACCCATTTTCTTATCATATCCTAGCTCTGCTAATTTGGTTACTGCTTTTTCCATAAACTCTATTTTGAGACCTTTTTCTGATAACAAGTCATTAATCTCATCTTTAAACTTACCAACAATTTTTCTAACAACGTCGGTTGTTAAGTGTTTAAATTTACATACACCATCTAGTCTATTTCTAAACTCAGGCTTAAAGAAGTTTTTAACTGCTTTATCTTCTTCACCTGTTTTCTCAAGTTCTTGGCTAAAGCCGATGTTATTCATTTCATTATCCATAGCACCTAAGTTAGATGTCATTAAGATAACTGTATTTCTAGCATCTGCTTTCTTACCATTTGTGCTAGTAATAAATCCTTCGTCCATTAGTTGTAACAATACGTTACTAACATCAGGGTGTGCTTTTTCTATTTCATCAAATAATATAATAGAGTGAGGATTCTTTTCTATTTCACTTACAAGTAATCCACCACCTAGGTTACCATCTTCGTATCCTACATAGCCTGGAGGAGCACCAATAAGTCTAGCGACTGTATGCTTCTCTTGGTATTCACTCATATCATATCTTAATAGTTTTGCTTGGCTATTCTCAGCAAGTAATTTAGCAAATTCAGTTTTACCTGAACCTGTTGGTCCTAATAATAAAAACACACCAATAGGTTTGTTAATACTTTTTAGTCCTGCTTTACTAACCATAACTTTATTAACTACTGTATCAATTACTTGATCTTGTCCGTACAATTTAGTTTTAATTTGAGCATCAATATCAGCTAAACTTTTAGTTGCTTCTGTGTCTAGTTGTTCTAAAGGAATTCTAGTTGCTTTAGATAGTTCTTCTATAATATTATGTTTACGAATCTTATAATTTTTGTGTCCTAAGAAACGTTGTCTAGCACAGGCACTATCAATTAAGTCAATAGCTTTGTCTGGTAGTTTTTTATCTGGTTGATGTCTGACGCTAAGGTCAACAGCGGCATCGATTGCCTCTGGAAATATCTTCGCTTTATGAAAGTCCATAAAATATTTGTTTAGACCAGTAAGTATTTCTTTAGCTACTTCTGGTGTGGGCTCTTCAACTGTTAGTCTATAAAATCTTCTCATAAATGCTCTGTCTTTCTCAAAGCTGGAAGTATATTCTTCCCAAGTTGTTGAAGCAATTACTTTTACTTCTCCTTTTGCTAATGCTGGTTTCAGCATCTGCATAAAATCTGGTCCACTGTTTCCCCCGGCGCCGGCACCCTTCATTTGATGTGCTTCATCAATGAATAAGATTGTACCTGGCAATAGTTTTGCCGCGGCAATGATTTCTTTTAAACGTTCTTCAAACTCACCTCTGTATTTTGTTCCAGCGATTAAGTTACCAACATCAAGTGTATATAGATTTGCTTTCTTTAAGTATTCAGGTACTTGTCCTTCTGTCATTCTTAAAGCTAATCCTTCAGCTATTGCTGTTTTACCTACACCTGGTTCACCTATTAATAAAACGTTTGATTTATTTCTTTTAGCTAATACTTGACACACTTCTTCAATCTCTGATTCTCTGCCTATAACAGGATCTATCTTACCCTCTGAAGCTCGTCTGTTTAAGTTAGTACAGTATTCGCCTAATGTTTCGTGTGCCATTTGTATGTGAAGTTCTTCTTCGTCTTCACCTGTGTAATGTTTGTTAAAGAAGTTAGTTAAATCTTCTTTTGTTACTCCGTACTTTAAAAACAAGTATCTAGAATAACTACGATCTTCAACCATAATAGAATGGAATAAGTCTATTGTTTGTAAGTGTTGTCTACCACTAAACAATACTTGAGTAAATGCTCTATTACATACCCTATCTAAACCGTGTGTTTTTTTAGGTTCTACTGGCCCTGCCATAGAAGCAATAGGTAGCTTCTCAACATGGTGCTTCATTTCTAAAGCTAGTTGTTCTTGGTCAACGCCAAATTGTTCAAGCATAATTTTAAAATTCTTATAGTTAATTAAACTTAATGTTAAATGTTCTATTGTAACGTATTTGTGATTAAGTTTATTAGCAAACTCATAAGCCTTTGTTAAAATTAAATCCATTTCTGGGTTATGCTTTATCATATAACATCTCTTCCTTTATATTTCCATTGTATCTTTGATCAAATGTAATTCCTTGACAATGATCGTATTCGTGTAACCAACACCTAGCATCTATACCTTCGAGGTCAGCTGAATGATCGTTAGAAGCATAGTCAGTCCATTGTACAGTTACTTCTCTTGGTCTCTCTATCTCATAATGTACACCAGGATAACTTAAACAACCTTCTTCTGCTGTTGCCATAGGTATATCACCGTGCCAGTCTTTACCTATGCTTACTAGTTTAGGATTAATACAAGTTAAAAATTCGCCCGATAGTTTTTTCATAACGAACATTTGTAAATTAAGTCCTACTTGGTTGGCCGCCAATCCTATACCTCTGTTGTCTATCATTATCTGTATCATTTCAGCACTAATACTTTGATAACGTTTTTTATCTTCTTCTAGTTTGTTCCAAAGACAAACTTTACCAGGCGTATGTAAAAATTGGGGATCTAGTCTCATTATTATTTTTTATTCTTCCACTTGAGTATAGCAGATTTTTGTTCCTTTGTCAAGTTATCAGGGATCTTTATGTGTATCTTAATCATCAAATCTCCTCCATTTATACCGTATCCTGGTATTCGGAACATCTGGCCATTTTGTGTTCCTGGGCTAATTGAAATTTTAAGAACTCTATCGTCGATATGTGTGTATTCTATATCGTCGCCAAGTATAGCGTCCCATACAGATATCTCTTGGTTGGCTATAACTTTATTACCGTCTATACTATACTTATTATCTTTCTTTATTCTAACTGTGATTATTAAATCGCCCGGAGTGCCTAATTGGCTTGGCGGAAGTCCATGTCCGCTATAACGTATTTTAGCACCATCTCTTATTCCTGGGGGTGTTTTAATGCTTAATGTATTACCGTTTAGTTGTACTAATTGTTCACTTCCAAACCACATTTCTCTAAATGTTAATGGCAAATCTAAAGAAATATCTTTTCCTTTTCTGTTAGTATTACGGTATTTTCTATCTGGGTGGTGTCCTGCTGTTCCAGGTCCTTGTCCAAAATGTCTACTAAAGATATCTCCAAAACTTCCAAAAATGTCAGCTAAATCATCTTGACTCATTCCTGACGATGACCAAAACTGCTGATCACCATAGAAGCCACCAGGACCTGTATCACCTTTTTTGATTCTATTATAAGCCTCAGTTATTTCTTTCATTTTTGTTTCGTCACCACCCGTACGATCAGGGTGATGTTTCAACGCCAATTTCTTGTAGGCTTTTTTAATTGTTGCTTCATCGTCTTGTGGAGATACACCCAAGACTTGATACGGGTCTTGATTCATGTGTATATTATAATGGATTATAGACTATCTGTCAAGTCTATTTTTTGCCTGATCCTACATATAGGCCAAACCAGGCCGCTCCAGCACCAACTACTATTGATACTAAACCTGACTGTTCAAAGTTTGGTGTAGGTAATGCCATGAACCAAATTACTACTTTGTACAATAGGTATATGTAAGTTGTTATGAATAATCTTGGAAAGATTCTCCAACTGTCTACTGCTTTTGCTAAATCAATGAACCATTGATATTTGTTTACGCCATCACTCATGTTATTTCTTGCCCTTCATTTTTTGTATTTCATTTCTATTATTTTGAATTTGCTCTGATTGAGCTTGGTCGATCATTGCTTGAAGGCGTCTGCCCTTTTCAGCTGTTGAATCCAAATGTAAATCTGGGTTCACAATCTTTTCCAATTTTAAGAATGGAATTCTGTTGTTTGGTACATATCTCCATGTATACCCTTTTTCAGAGTAAATGCCAAACACACTTTCACGTAGACCTATTTTAACAATAATAGCATCATTGCCATCTAGTATAACACTATCGCCTTCATTGAAAGCAGGATTAAGTTTAAATTTTAATCCTTGCATCATATTGATAGCAAAATCCTTAAACCAAAAAGCGGCACTAATTGAAATTAGTATAGCAATCCATGGTCCTATAAAGTCTGATATTTGTAATCCTAGTTGATCAAATTCACCCATATTATTTCTCCAACTTCTTAATACGTTTTTCTAGTTCGTCTATTTTTTTAGTAACGTAAGGATACTTTTTACGCCAAGCGTCTTCATCTTGCTTGAACCAAGTCCAGCCCCAACGTTCAACTAGAAAGTCAACTATTCTATCAAAATAGCCGTACATCCAAAGTCCTATTCGTGTGCCTTTAAAATAAGTTGAGAATGCCAATCCAAATAAAGAACCTACTAATGCTGTGTAGATCCACAGTCTATCTGATGCCATTCGTTCTATCATTTCCCACATAAGTCTATTTCCTTTAATACTATTTAGTAAAAAAGACTTCGGGTAATGTATCTAGGATCGCTTTAGTAAAAAGGCTTTTGCCTTCTATATCAGTGAATGTATGAGGGCTGGCGTGTACGGGGAATTCTTTATAAGGTATGCTATTAAGACGTGATAGCCACATATTCATAGGGGATAGCCCTGGATCTGTATTATTAGGCCCTACAGTATTAGGGTCTATATCTTCTACAAAGTCTATGCTTTTAAACTTACTTAACTCTGTAGATGGTATATGATGATACCCGTCTTTATGACCCCAAATTTGATCTTGGAATACATAGAAGTAGGCATCTTTGTCTTTGCTGTATTGCTCTAATGATTTAACTACTAATGATGAAACAAACTGTATTCTATCTAAATTATTGTGTGAGCCAGAGTCACTTGCTGTTAAGTGTACTACTCTGTCGTTGTCAGCTTCTGTCTGGTAGTTTGGTTCTTTAAATGTTGTTTCTCTTTCAGCAGAAGGCATCAAGCTAATAATTTTATCGCCTGGTT